AGCCCAGGCGCCCAGTTGGCTCATCTCCCATGGGTCACCAAAAAACTCACTCCGACCACAACCCCTTGCGCCACAACACTCACATCCGTTTTATCATCGGGGAGAATGTGTTGCTCACGCCATTCTTTATAAAGGATCGTCACAGATGATAAAACGGCGTCTCGCCAAAGTAGCTTGAAACGTGACTTTAAGGAGACAGATAATTTTCTCCGAAATTTGTGCTTGACATCTGGGGCGATTATGCTATAATAGTATCATAGTCAACAATCTTTTTTGAAGTATAGAGGGAGGCACCGTTCATGGGCAAGGTTATCAATGTAGACTTCACAGCGCGGAGTGCAGACGCAAACGCAGACGCAGTCATCGACGTTAAGGCAGTAGCTCAGTCCCGGAGGTTGCTCCAGGCTGGCCTGATCGCGCCGGCTGTCGAGGATACCAGTTACGAAGTAGCGGGGGAACATGCAAGCGAACCTATCAAGAACGTAGACGACATCTACGCCGTGTCTAAGTGGTTCATCACCAGAGGCCGGTATCGCGACAACATGCTCTTCATCGTTGGCATCAACTTCGGCCTGCGAGTCAGCGACCTGCTGACGCTGCGGTTCTCCCACCTGATCGACGAACAGTTCAGGTTCAAGACCACGTTCCCCATTCTGGAGAAGAAGACCCGGAACACCAGGAAGGTGAAGCGCAACCGCTACATCACCATCAACGACGCCGTGGTGGATGCAGTCACGCTCTATCTGGAGAACACACCAGGCGTCAAGCTCAGCGACTTCATGTTCCGTGGTGAGAGCAACCGGTGCGGCAAGGACAACAACAAGGCCATGAGCCGGAAGTCTGCCGACCGGATCTTGAAGGAAGTCGGTGAGGCGCTCGGCCTCGGCATCCACATTGCTACCCACACGCTGCGCAAGACGTTCGCCTATCACCAGATGGTAATGAGCAACAACGACCCGCGCAAGCTCCTGCTTCTGCAGAAGATGTTCGGACACAGCACGTCCGCCCAGACGCTCGACTACATCGGTATCACTGGTGAGGAGATCGAGGAGGCGTACATGCAGCTCAACCTGGGCGGGCGCCGCTCGCTCCGGCTGATGGACAGCACCATCGTGGAGCAGCCGGCAGGCTGATGCGCCACCTGCACCTTGACAACAGAATAGGATACTACAGTCCTTAGCTCCCTCGTTTGAAGGCTCTATAGCTACAAGTGTTCCTACAGAGATTCTCTTTAAGGGTTACCCCCTGAAATAATCCATTTCAAGGGCCGAAATTTTCGTTTTACCACCTGGGTGGTGGTAAACGGTGGTAAAGGAGGTTTTGCTTATGAGTGTGAACTGGAAGATGGACGAGACAGCGCTGGGCCGCGAGACGTTCGCCGAGGACTTCGACGACTACGGGCGCGGGGAAGACCATAAGGTTTCTATCGGCGACGAGGTCGAAGCTACGGACAAATACGGGCGTACCCACGCCGGGGTGGTGGTGGGGATCATCCGCGACATCAACCGCGAGCCGGTATGTTATAAGGTATGGAATGAGGAGCTGGACGACTTCGATTTCATCCAGGCGTCAGACAACATCCTGTGTGAGCCGTGCGGCTCGTCGCAGTGGTCGCTGGAGCGCATCGGGTATGTGCAGCATGGGAACGATGCAGACCGGTGCTGGTTCTACCTGAACAAGCGGACGGGGGATGTGATCTATTGGTAAAGGTATGTGACGCCATCATGGGAACCGGCAAGAGTTCCGCAGCCATTACATACATGAACGACCACCCCGAGAAGAAGTTCATCTATATCACACCATACCTTGAAGAAGCGACACGCATCGCCACATCATGTTCCCGGCTCCACTTCTTCGAGCCCAAGAAGAAAACGGAGTTCAATGGGTCAAAGACCCTACATACGATTGACCTCGTGAAGCGAGGGGAGAACATCGCTACCACCCATCAGGCGTTCCGGTTCTATCCACAGGAGCTTCTGGAACTGGTGAGTGGGCAGGGCTACACGTTAATCATCGACGAGAACGTAGACGTGCTGGAAACGCTGGACGAAGACCCGGCAGATATCCAGATGGCTATCGACGCCGGGTACATTTCCGAAATCAGACCGGACGTTTTCCACCTCGTCAAAGACGTATACGATGGGAAGACGCACCGGGATCTGTTCCGAGTCCTGCGGACACGCGACCTGATTCGGATGACTGGCGAGTCCAAGGAGTCTTTCTTCTACTGGCAGCTCCCGCCTGAACTCATCACCTCGTTCGACGAGGTATACATCCTGACGTACCTGTTTGAGGGACAGAGCCTGCACCACTTCCTCGAAATGTACGACATCCCATACCAGTTCGTTGGGGTGGAGAAAACGGGCGACAGCGAGTTCAGGTTCAGCAGCTCGACAGAGTATGTGCCGGACTACGTCCAAAACATCCACGACATGATTGAGATCGTGGATGACCCCAAGCTGAACGATGTTGGGGAGGACGACTTCTCCCTATCTATGAGCTGGTTCGACAAGGAGAGTTCTGACACATCCAGGTTGAAGAACAACCTTTATAATTTCTTCCGCTATATGTGCGGGGCAGAGGCCGCAGACAGAATGTGGTCTACATATCGTGACGCGAAGTCGAAGATCCAGGGCAAGGGATACACCAACGGGTTCATTCCGTTCAACAAGAAAGCGACGAATGAATATAGGAATCGCACCGCCGTTGCGTACTGCGTCAACCTATATATGAACGTCGGACAAAAACTGTTCTACCAAAACAACGGCGTGGAGGTAGACGAGGACGCATACGCCTTATCCATTATGGTACAGTGGATTTGGCGAAGCGCAATCCGTGACGGACAGAAGATCGTACTGTATGTTCCAAGCAAACGGATGCGCGGTCTGCTTACCAACTGGATGGAGGAGGTGAGCAGACGTGGATAAGTGTGACAGATGTTTATGGGCAGGGTGCTGTCGTACAGCCATGGATGGATGCCCGGACTTTACAACGGTGGACGAGAACGAATACATCGAGGAGTTCCACAGGGTTCGGTCAGAGGAACTGCTTCCGTATTGGATGATATATATCGGACAATACAGCGACGACTAATTTTTTTAGCGTATCAACAATTTTATTTGAGGCGGTGAGCATTATTTCCAAACAACAGTCTTGCCAGAAGTTTATCCTCAAACTTCATAGCGCACGCTTACGCAAGGCAAGGTGGAATTTGACGCTCCCTATCTCCGAGGCGCGGAGAAACGATGAAGTCATTTCCCTCAGCGACAGCCAGATGCTGCGCTTCATCGATAAGCTGAATGGCATCGAGAACGCAGACGCGATTGCGAAAGAGATTAAGAGCGAAATAAAAATGCTCAGAAAACAAATAAATTCTCTACAAAATCGCAAGAAAATTAAAAGTTTATACGAGAAATTAGATGAAATACAATACAAACCAGATTACATGTGTTTGATCATCGACAAAGAGAAAGACTATTGGAGAGCTTGCAAGGGCTTCAAGATCAACGGGGTGAAGTACGTCAGGCTGCTGGGTACCAACGGCGGCATCAAGAACTCGACCATCGTGTTCGTCAGTGAGAGGCTGGCGCCTGAGCTGCGCCGGCGTATTGACAACGGGAGGGACAAGAGCAAGGAGCTGGTACCGGCCAAGCTGGAAGCGTATCAGGCGCTGGCCTGCAGCGGCTCCATCCCGGTGTCCTACCCCAACGGCATCGCCGTGGTCGAGGACTGCGTGACGCACTTCAAGTCCGACGTCATCAACATCGAGGACTCGGACGGTGAACCGAAGATGTGGTTCCAGGCCGGGGCGGATATGGAGCTCGACGAGTCGGACGGGTACGGCATCATGCTCCCATCTCTGGCGAGAAGGTGGTCGGAAGAACTTCAGCTCGACTACATGGTAAGCGGAGTCAACACCCGTCTGTCCTTTGAGAAGGGGATGGTCTTCACCTTCGACTTCCTGGAGTTTGCCGACGAGGTGGCCGGCACCCGCATCATCAAAGATGCGTGGGGTAACGATGTGGATCTCTCAAACGTGGAGCTGATACTCACCACGTCCATGGTCAAGCTGTGGGACAGCTACGCGAGCTGTGAGGACTACCTGCGCAACTGCAAGGAGAACGGGTATACCTTCGGCATCACAAAGTCCTGCCCAAAGGTTTTGGAGAATGAGCGCAGTACCAACTACCAGTTCCTCCAGGTGTACGACCTGGACGACGCACAGGTCGAGCAGCTCATCCAGCCGACCATGCAGGAGATCCATGACATCCTGGCGCTCGACTGGAGGAAGGCCGCTCTGTTCCTCAAGGGAGTAGGGCTGAACGAGGAGAACATCGACTTCATCGAGTCGGACTTCGCGAAGGCCATCATGGTGGAGCCCAGGATGATGGACGACCCATTCGTCACGAAGAAGATCTACGGTATGATAAAGAAGCGCATCATCGACGCGAAGATCGGCGTCATCAAAGTGCGCGGCAACTACTCCATCATCTCCGGCGACCCATACGCGCTGTGTCAGAGCATCTTCGGTCTGGAAGTCACCGGGCTGCTGAAGGCCGGCGAGATCTACAACAAGTATTGGTTAGACCACGGTGTAGACAACGTGGTGTGCTTCCGCGCTCCTATGACCTGTGCCAACAACGTAATCAAGATGCACGTCAACGGAAGTGAGGAGGCACAGCACTGGTACAGATATATGGTGTCATGTTCGCTGCTGAATGCCTGGGACACCACGGCGGCTGCGCTGAACGGCGCGGACAAAGACGGTGATCTGATTTTCACAACGGACAATGAGATACTGGTGTCGTGCCACAGGCAGCTCCCCGCGCTCATGTGTGCCCAGAGGAAAGCGACGAAGTGCGTGCCGACGCAGGAGGACATCATCAACTCGAACATCGCCAGTTTCGGCGATGACATCGGGAAGATCACGAACCATATCACATCTATGTTCGATGTGATATCCATGTACGAGAAGGGCAGCCCGGAGTACGAGGCGCTCGACTACCGTATCAAGTGTGGGCAGAAGTTCCAGCAGGACTCCATCGACCGGGCTAAGGGCATCATCTCAAAGCCAATGCCAAAGAGCTGGTACGACAGGGCGTATGTCAGGAACACATATGGCGACGACGAAGAGAAGGTGCAGTTCGCCATGAAGATCGTTGCGGACAAGAAGCCGTACTTCATGCGGTACATCTACCCGACGCTGATGCGCCAGTACACTACATACGTTTCCAACACCAACAAGAAGGCGCTTCGCGAGTTCCGCCTGACCATTGACGAGCTGATAGAGAAGGAGCGCGCAGGCGGTCTGTCTGACGAAGAACGGGAGTTCCTACACTACTATCGTATCAAGACGCCGGTGGGAGTACATGACTGTGTGATGAACAGAATATGCCGGCGCTTCGAGGACGAGTTCGATGGGTACATCACCCGCCACAACTCCGACGTCGAGTTCGACTATACGATTATGAAGAGCGGCGTGGAGTATACACAGACCCAGTACAACGCAATCCTTCGGTTGTACGAAGCGTACAACAAGCGGATGCAGGACTATATGCAGTACGCAAAGAAGGAGCGCCTGGATGAAGACGAGAACATGAACCACAGGTACGTTATGGTTCAGGACTTCCGCAGAGAGTGCCAGATTGTTTGCTCCAATAAAAGTCAGTTGTGTGACATACTGTTGGATATATGTTATCAGAAAGAAGGGTCAAAGCAGTTTGTCTGGGACATGGCAAGCGATGAAATCATCGACGCTTTGGTCAGGAACAACGGCGGCTATATTTCCTTCCCTGCCCGCGACGACAACGGAGACGTTTTGTTTGGCGGCGAACGGTTCTCGTTCGCAAGAAAGCAGATTGGAGGGGAAGCAGATGAATATAGTGCTGAATGAGTCGGAGTATGTGGAGGGAATCCTCCGTGACCATCAACTCGGGCCGAAGCCTACGGAGACTCTGGTGCGTGTGGCTCGGTACTATTCGACGGTAGATATGATGAAGAAGTCAGACGTACGCGCCGAGCTTGAGAAGTTCATGCTCCGGTGCGACCCATCCATCAACTTGGTCAAGTGGCAGGACACGTTGGACAGAATCATCAAGGCCGCCGGCAAGTATCCGATGGTCGATATCGAGAGCGTCCCTATCACCGAGAAAGAGATTGCCCTGTGCGACGGCCTGTCCAAGGATACCAAGCGGCGCGACCTCTCGATGTATAAGAGCTTCTCGGATAAGCCGATGCGCCGCCTGCTGTTCACCCTGATTTGTCTGGCGAAATACTCGGACCTTGTGAATAGCAAGAACGGCGGGTGGGTCAACCGGACAGACAAAGAGATCTTCAAGCTGGCTAACGTGGTCACGCCGGTCAAGCGCCAGTCCCTCATGTTGAACGACCTGCGTGAGATGGGACATATCAAGTTCAGCAGGAAGGTGGACAACGTGAACATCAACGTCCAGTGCCTTGACCCGGGTGGCGCGGTGGCGCTTGAGATCCGTGACTTCCGCAACCTTGGCTATCAGTACATGCGCCATTGCGGAGAGGCATACATAGAGTGCGAACAATGCGGTCTGGTAATCAAGCAGCGCAACAACTCACAGAAATATTGCCCCGACTGTGCCATCGACGTGAACAGGCAAAGGTCTATTGATAGACGGAAAAGTTGAACTTTTTTGAATATGTTTGAAACAGAAACAGCCTGTAAGTATTCAGTCCAAGATACTTACAGGCTACTGTGCAGTATTTCTATATATAGAGAGAAAAGGCATAGAAAAATCACATTATATACTATAGGTTGAAAGGGTGTTCATTTTTGGTTGCTATCAGCGCACGAGAAAAACAGATCATTGCGGAGAGATGTCCGATGGTGCATATCCGTCGGACGGTCAAACAGAAGAGTAACAGGCATCGGTACTACATGGAAGAGAGCAGGGAAGCCATGCGTATTCTGAGGTCGCTCCGCAGGTCGGCATAAGAGGAGGACTATATGGACAAGCTGACGAAGAGGCCAAACGAAACAGATTTGGCGTATCATAAGCGTCTGATCTATGGGAAGTTGGTCGATGGGACGCTTGCCGACGAGGACTACTCAGAACTGGCGCCATATGTCTATGGTAGAGAATACAGTACGGACGTTGCACGCAGGATGATGTACGGCAGCAAGAGAACGCTTGAGCTGTTAAGCGAGAGCGCCGAGCAGTCTATCACATCCGACGATATCCTGAGCGAGCTGGACGCGAAGAGGATTGAGCTGCAGAAGGACAAGCAGAAGATGCTTGACCAGAGGTCTGCGCTCAACAAACTGATCCGTGAACGCGCACGTCAGGAAGAGATCAATGAAATCCTGATGAGTGCGGTGGAGAGGGGCAATCTTCCATCGCTTGATTACCATGGCCCGAGTGAGGGTGTCACATTGTCATCCGACAACGATATCCTGGTAAGTCTCAATGACATTCACTATGGGGCGAAGGTGAACAACTATTGGAACAAGTACGACTCCGATATCTGTCGCGATATGATGCGCCGGTACCTTGACCGTATCATTGAGATCGGTCGTTTACATAGGAGCGAGAATTGCATCGTGTGGGAGAATGGGGACGCGATCTCCGGCAACATCCACTACTCGATTGCAGTGACCAACAAAGAGAACGTAATCCAGCAGGTCATTGGTGTGTCTGAGCTGATTGCAGAGTTTCTTGCTGAACTGAGCAAGCACTTTGCCAGCGTGCAGTTTGTGAGTGTGTCAGGTAACCACTCCAGGCTTGACGTGAAAGACCGTGCCCTGCAGTCTGAGCGCATGGACGATCTGGTGGAATGGTATCTGGCTGCACGTCTGCAGAACTTCGACAACGTCTTGATTGGCGTTGGCGAGAAGGTAGACGCCACCATGTATCTGATTGATGTGCGGGGTAAGACATACTGTGGTATCCACGGTGATTACGACGGAAGCGCCACGAAGGTGCAGGCGCTTCAGACAATGGCTCGCAGGCCGCTGTACGCGGTTCTGAGCGGGCATCTTCACCACAACATGATGGATGAAGTCCAGGGGATCAAGACGGTCATGGCCGGCAGCTTCCTCGGGATGGATGATTTTTGTGTCAGTAAACGAATATACGGCCGCCCGGAGCAGATGGTATGTATCTGCGACAACAGCGGCATCAGGTGTTCGTACAATATTGATCTCAGCTAAAGCGACCGGGAGGGGTGAACAGCCCCTCCCGCTATTTTTTATATCGCAGGATCGTCTAAAGGTAGGATATTTGGTTCATGCCCAAAAGATTAGAGTTCGACTCTCTATCCTGCAACCACAACTATTTTTGACTGAAAGGGTGAACATATGGTAACAAGGGACGAGTTCATCGAGCGCCTGTCGCAGAAGGGTTATACCAAGCGCGACGCCGGCATCGTGATGGACGATTTTATCAGAACATTGGAGGAGGCTCTGGTCGGCGGCGAATCCGTAATGTTCCACGGGTTCGGGACATTTGAAGTCCGTGAGCGCGCCGAGCGTGAGAGCTCCAATCCACAGACGAAGGAACGAATTGTAATCCCCTCTTATCGTGCCGCGCACTTCACGCCGGGCAAGAAGCTGAAGCGTGAAATCAAAGAGGGCTTGGTTCGGGATTGAGGTGATACGCAATGCCGAAGCAGAGTAAGATTGCAAGCACAAGGCCAAACGCGGCGGCTCCGGTCAAACAAGGCCCGGATCGGTTTTACTGTACCAGGTGTGAGCGTTCGTTTACAAAGCAGAAGAGTAACTTCCCTGGTTCGCAGAGTCCGCTGTGGAGGAACAACAACGGGTATATACCTGTGTGCCGGCATTGCGTCGATGAAATATATAATCATTATAAGGAGACGCTGGGCGACGAGAAGGCCGCCATCCGGCGTATATGCCTGAAGTTCGATATCTACTGGAGCGAGAAGATCTACAAGATGTTGGTTAAAACTTGCACTACGAACTCTCGCGTCTTGAGCTACATAAGCAAGTCAAACCTATACCAGTTTGTCGGGAAGACATTTGACGACACACTGGACGAAGAATATGCGGCGGAAGCAGACAAGACCGCTTGGCAGCTCCGGCAAGGCGATGCCGACAGTTATGTGGATGGTCAGGATGATCCATCCATAGAACAGATAGACCAGGAAGTCATTGACTTCTGGGGACCCGGTATGACGCCAACCATGTATATGGAGTTGGAGCAGCGCAAGGTTTATTGGATGAGCCACTTGCCTGCCGGCGTTGAAGTCGGTATCGGGCTTGAGGCTTTGATCCGCCAGATCTGCAGTATGGAGGTTGATATCAACCGAGACCGTGCTGCGGGTAAGTCGGTTGATAAGGCGGTCGGTACACTGAACACTTTGATCGGGAGCGCTATGCTCAAGCCGAGCCAGAAATCTGACAGTTCGGACAGCTCCCTGGAGAAGACTCCGTTCGGAGTGTGGATCAAGAAGTGGGAAGATAAGAGACCGATCCCAGAGCCCGACCCGGATATGAAGGATGTAGATGGTATCGTCAGATACGTTGAGATCTGGATGAAGGGGCATCTGTCAAAGATGCTTGGGCTCAAGAACGCATACTCTGCTCTGTACGATAAAGAGATTGCGAAGAAGCGCGTGGAGCGCCCAGAGTTTGACGACGAGGATGACGAGACCTTCTTCTCTGACGTGTTCGGAGAGGAGGGTCAGGATGACGAGAGCTGAGAAAATCATGCAAGGCGCAGCGGTGTACTGCGCCTTTTATCGTGCAAATCCAGCGAGGTTTGCCAAAGACTATCTGCATCTTGACCTGAGACTCTTCCAGAAGATCGTCATCACGATGATGATCCTATGCTCGAACGCTGTGTTCATCGGCGCTCGTGGTATTGGTAAGACATTCATCAGCGCGGTGTTCTGTGTTATCCGCTGTATCCTGTGGCCCGGTACCAAGGTGTGTATTGCATCAGGCACGAGGGGACAGGCCATCAATGTCTTGGAAAAGATTATGTTGGAACTCAAACCAAACTCACCGGAGTTGGCTGCTGAGATCGACATGAAAGAAACCAAGATAAACGGTACGGACGCGAAGATCGTTTTCCTGAACGGGTCATATATCAAGGTCGTCACCGCGTCCGACTCCAGCCGTGGTAACCGCGCAAACGTTCTAATCCTTGATGAGTTCCGTCTGATCTCCAAGGATGTCATTGATACGATTCTGCGCAAGTTCCTGACACAGCGGCGTATGCCAAAGTATGAGGAGCTGACCAAGGCGGAGCGCCGTGCGGAGTATGACAAAGAAAAGAACATGACCGCGTACCTGAGTTCTGCGTATTACTCCGACCACTGGAGTTATACAAAGTGCCAGGATACGTTCAAGGCCATGCTGGATGAATCGAAGTCTCAGTTTGTGTGCAGCCTTCCATATCAGCTTTCTATCGAGGAAGGCTTGCTGGATGCTGATACTGTTCTGGACGAAATGTCGGAGACAGACTTCTCTGATATCAAGTTCTCCATGGAGTATGAGGCGCTGTTCTACGGCAGCTCTGAGGATGCGTTCTTTGATTTCGCATCTGTCTCCAAGAACCGGCGTATCAAGTACCCTATGTTCCCGGACAGGTCATCCGGGAAACTTATGTCCAACGCGAACATCAGCATACCCCCAAAGAGACCTGGCGAGAAACGTATCCTCTCTGTCGATATCGCTCTGATGAAGAGCAAGAAGAGAAAGAAGAAAAACGACGCCACGGCAATCTTTGTGAATCAGATGCTGCCAACAAAGGCAGGCAGGTACGTGAGTAACATCGTGTACGCCGATGGCAATGAGGGTATGCACACAGCAGACCAGGCATTGCTCGTCCGCAAATTGTTCGACGAGTATGAATGCGACTATCTGGTTATCGACGCGAACGGCGTAGGCGCCGGCGTTGCTGACCTGCTGCTCCGCGATATACCAGACCCGGTGACCGGAGATATCTACCCGGCTATATCATGCTGCAACAACCAGGACATGGCAGACCGGTGTATATCAAAAGACGCCAAGAAAGTAATCTGGGCAATCAAGGCAACGTCGAAGTTTAACTCCGACATTGCGTATCTTCTGCGCGAGGGGTTCAGCAGCGGCCGCGTTCGTCTTCTGGACACAGAGATCAACGGCGAGACGAGTATGAATGAGCTGCGCGGATATTCGTCACTCAACCCGTCTGAGCGCACGTTTATGTCTCTGCCGTATGTCCACACCACTCTTCTGATCGACGAGCTGACAAAGCTCCAGCATGAAGAGAAGGATGGGCTCGTCAGAGTATACGAGCGCTCCGGGAAGCGCAAGGATAGATACTCCAGTCTGGCATATAACTACTGGGTCGCCTGCCAAGTCGAGACAAAGATCCGTAAGAGGAGTGTGTCGGCGCAGTCAGGGAACGGCCCCCAGTTTATGTTCCGGGCACCAAAAGTCAAGTAAAGGAGGTGAATGAGTTTGGCAAGAAAAATTGTCGATACAAGCGAAGACAAGACAGAAGTATATAAGGAACCGTTGTCGTTTGACGCGGATGGTTTGATTCGTATCCCGCAAAGGTTCGCGGCGCTCAATCGTTTGATTATGCGGGACTTGAATGGCAGGCTGCGCAGTCCTACCTTCTATAAATACACGAAGGATCAGATTTCACAGTACCTGTCTAACCCATATCGCTACCAGAAGAATCTGCGTAACGCAGCGATCTATCTGTGTGCGGCGAGTTCCCATTTCCGCCGTTTGATCCAGTATTTTGTTGCCCTGTCCGATTTGGCATATGTCGTGTCTCCGTATCGGATCGATACGAGTACGGCGAAGCAATCCATGCTGAGGAAACAGTACAAGCGTACTCTCAACATGCTTTCGGCTATGGACATCAAGAACCAGTTCCCGAAGATCCTCACGGTATGTTTGCGCGAGGATGTCTTCTTCGGAACAATGTGGGTCACCAACGACAACATCACGATCCAGCAGCTCCCGTCTGACTTCTGCGAAATCGCAGTCGTTGAGGGGAACGTGCCAAATGTGTCATTCAACTTCTCGTATTTTGACACGAACCATCAGTATCTTGAGATGTATCCGAAGGAGTTCCAGGATAAGTACGAGCTGTATAAGAGTGACATGACGAAGATGAAGTGGCAGGAACTTGACGCACCCAACTCATTTGCCGTGAAGTGTAACAACGATATCCTCGACTACGCGATCCCCCCGTTCGTAGGTATCTTCCGTGAGATCTACGACCTGGAGGATTACCGAAGCCTGAAGATGACCAAGACAGAACTGGAGAACTATGCGCTCCTGGTCATGAAACTTGGTATCAATAAAGAAGGCGAGTGGGAGATGGACTTCGACAAGGCGCGAGATTTCTACTCCAACCTTGCTGACGTACTCCCGGAGGAAGTCGGTGCAGTTCTGTCACCAATGCCGATTGATAAGATCGGCTTTGAGAAATCGAACACCAGAGACACAGACACAATCGCTGAGGCGGAACAGAATCTGTTTACTGCTGCCGGCGTATCTACTCTCCTGTTCAATAATGACAAGGCTTCCAGTAATGCTCTGCTGCTTTCCATCAAGGCAGACCAGGCGCTTACATATGGCATCGTCAAGAGCATTGAGGAAGTGGTCAACCGTTTCATTCACAGCTACCCGTACGGGAAAAACTTCAGAGTGACTTTCCTGGATTGTTCTCCATATAACCGTAAAGAAATGGGAGAGCAGTATTTGAAAGCGGCGCAGTATGGGTTCCCGACTCTGTCATACTTCTGCGCATCGCAGGGGTTGTCGCAGGCAGACATGGACGGCATGGACTTCCTGGAGAACGAGATTCTCAAGTTGAAGGATCGGTTCAGGCCATTGCTGAGTTCTGCCACCGTCAGCTCCGCAGACGGCGCCGGCAGGCCAACAAAGGATGACGGCGACCTATCGGATTCTGGCGAGTCATCCAGAGAGCATGACGACGGGGACGACAGCCAGCTTGAATGAAAGGAAGATACGGAATGAACTTTATATATGTAATGAGTGTGAAGGACAAGAACAAGATGGTGTCCCTTGGGTATGACCTGATCAGGGAGGACACCAGGAACAGCATGTGGGTATTCAAGAATAAGGACACAACCACATTTGCCTGCGAGGATGAGATATCCGGCGCGGGCATTAAATTTGTGCTTTCCAACACGCTCACATTCTGAAGCAGCAAAGAGCTGCGTTGGGAGGTAGATGCACATGGACAAACAAATCCGGCTGCAGTTTACCGCCTCAATCGAAGATATCTGCGACATCAATGAATCATTTGCCGCCGCGAAGATCCGTGCTTTCTATGTAGGCGGGAACAGGAATGGTTCGTTCATCAGTAAGCAGAGTGCAGAAGATGCGATCCCGACTATGTTCAACTGCCCCATCGTATGCAACTATGATGTTGAGTCCGACACGATTGGCGGACATGACATCGACATTGTTGCAATGGATGACGGAGAACTTAAGCTGGTCAATCTCACTGACGCGGTCGGTGTCATCCCATCTGATGCAATGTATAGGTTCGAAACGATTGAGGAAGAAGACGGATCAACGCACGAGTATTTCGTGGTTGACGCAATCTTGTGGAAGCGGTCTCCTGCGTATGACAAGATCAAGCGGGACGGCATTGTGTCTCAGTCTATGGAGATTACCGTGCTGAATGGTCACATGCAGGGCGACCTGTATGTTATCGAGAAGTTCATCTTCACCGCGTTCTGTCTTCTTGGCGATGGTATCGAACCATGCTTTGAATCTGCGTCGTTGCAGCTTTTCGATAAGGGGAACTGCAGAGAACAGTTTGCTCTGCTTATGAAAGAACTCAAGCAGAGCTTCTCAAAGGTCAATCCATCTTTACAGGATGACAATGATACAACTACTAATTTTGCAACGGAAGGAGGAGAAAAGGAGTTGGACGAGAAAAGTAAACTTGCCGTCGAGTACGGATTCGATATCAACAGTCTGGACTTTTCTGTGGAGGATCTGACTCTCGATGAGCTGCGGGCAAAGTTCGAGGAGATGAAGGCTGCTGATTCAGCGGTCACACCCGCAGATGGTGATCCCGAAAAGGACTTCGCGCTGGAGGGTCAGTTCCGAGGGGAACTCGTTGAGTCTCTGGAATCTGAGAAGATCGAAACCCCGTGGGGTATGGATTGTCACTACTGGTTCTGGGACTATGACCGCGAGGCGTCCGAGGTATACGCCACGGATCTTACAGACTGGAATCTGTATGGGTTCCCGTACTCCACGGACGGCGACCGGGTCGTTGTGGACTTCAAGTGCAAGAAGCGCATGAAGCTCGCCGTGGTTCCATTCGATGAGGGCAGCGCCGCCGCGCAGATGAGCGAGATGTTCACTGCTGTGATGGAGAAGTTCACTGCTGCGAAGGAGGCAGAGATCCAGGCCAAGTTCGACGCAGAGAAGGCGGCTATCGAAGCAAAGTATCAGACAGCGGAGACCACCATCAATCAGATGAATACGGAACTTTCCGAACTGCGCCAGTTCAAGCAGGACAAGCTCAAGGATGAGCGTGCTGCTGACGAGGACGCAGTTTTTGCTATGTTCCCGGATCTGAGCGGGGTTGAGGCGTTTGAGAATCTCCGCAAGAGCTGCGCCGAGATGTCCATCGACGAAATCGAGGACAAGTGCTTTGCGATCCGTGGCCGCAACACATCTGTGCAGAATTTCTCTGCTCAGAAGCCGAAGGCGCCCAGGCTGCCTGTGGAAAAGAGCGGGGCGGCTGACGAGCCCTATGGCGGACTTTTCGTAGAATTTCCGCCAAACAAATAAGAAAAGATTGAAATAAGGAGGAAAATATCATGGCTTATACAGTTTTTCGTTCTGATCTGCTGTCTGGCACTGACGTCGCGGCTGACCTTGTCTCCGCCCGCGTGTACGACAGCGGCGAAAAGATTGCCGTGGAGAACGGCACCATCATCGAGCTCGAAGGTCTGGAGCCCGGCGAGCGCGAGGTTCACAAGGCCAAGCTGGCTACCGCTTCCAGCGAGCTGTCCAAGTGTGTCGTGGTCGGCACCCCCGAGGTGTTCTATGACGAGCGCCTGAAGAATCTCGACCAGTACATCAATGAGCCCAACAAGATCGTGCGCGGCTACATCCTGCGCAGCCGGAACATGTTCTCTGTGACGAAGGAAGGCTTTGTCGGCGGCACCGTTCCTGCTGTCGGCGACGAGGTCGGTATCGGCGCCAAGGGCAAGCTGGACGCTGCCGGCACTGGCTTCGGCGAGTGCATGGCTATTGAGCTGGCTGGCCGCTATACCTACTACGTGATCCGTATCGCAAATACGGAAGTCTAATAAAGGAGGGTGAGATACAATGGCTGATATGAATGAGATTGTCAGACTTGCTGTTGACGCATATCACGGCGTTACCACCAAGTATTCAGTGAACGAGTCCATGGACACTCTGCGCCAGGCTCTGGTCGCTGCCAACAACGGTTCCACCGTTATGAACTACAAAGACATCCGCGACGGCAAGTGCGTCGGTCTGTTCGCTCTGATCGAAGAGATCCTGTCCCGCACCGTCGTCGAGGGCTTCCAGGGCGACGAGTATTTCAACGCTCTGGTCGATTTCCGCAACGTCGCTCTGGGCGACAAGAACATCTTCGAGGTTGCTGACCGTGACCTGTTCGTGGTGGCCGACGCCGCTGATGGTACTCAGGGCATCCGGCGTCAGCGGCTCGGTGGTGTGACACAGACCTCCATTCCCACCTCCTTCAAGGTCGTGAAGATCTACGAGGAGATGAACCGCGTGCTGTCCGGTCAGGTGGACTTCAACTACTTCATCAACAAGGTGGCTGAGTCCTTCCGTCGGAAGCTGCTGGATGACATCTACGGCCTGTGGAGTACCGCTACCGCTGCCGACTTCGGCGGCACCACCTACTTCCCCGCCGCTGGTACATACAGCGAGGACGCCCTGCTCGACCTGATCAACCATGTCGAGGCTGCCGCCAATGGCGCTACCGCCACGATCATCGGCACCAAGAAGGCTGTCCGTAATCTGGCTCCTTCCATCCAGGGCACTGACTCCAAGAGTGACCTGTATAACATGGGCTACTACGGCAACTTCTACGGCACCAGTGTCGTGGTGACTCCTCAGCGTCACAAGGTCGGCTCCACCGACTTCATCTTCCCCGACAATGTCCTGACCGTCATTGCCGGCGACGACAAGCCCATCAAGTGCGTGTACGAAGGCCAGTCCACCGTCATCCTCGGCGACCTGACCAAGAACAGCGACCTTACCCAGGACTACTTCTACGGCGAGAAGTACGGTATGGGCATTGTGCTGGCCGGCGGCAATGCCGGTATCGGCCGTTACGAGATGGCCTAATCAAACACTACGCCAAGTGGCGGCCCTGTATCGCGCAGGGCTGCCACTTACTTTGAATGAAAGGAATGTGAATTATGCCTACTACAACTACTGGCAGTAAGGTGAAGAAGACTACTGCCCCCAGGAAAACTACAGCGCGTGCGAAGAAGGATGCGACTGTACCCGTGGTTGCAGAAGCGACTGCAAATGTGGAAGCCACTGAGACTTCCAAGCCAACTTTCAAGGTCAAAAAGGATCTCAGCCCCACTATGATCGTGACTGTCAAGAACGGGTTCAACGGCACCCTTGTGTATAAGAGCAAGCGCACAGGGGAGCTGTTCATTTGGGACGCTTTCGGCAGCGAGCAGGAGATGGAGCTTCAGGATCTGAAGGCCGCGAAGAACAGCTACAAGGCGTTCTTCATCAACAACTGGTTCCTGTTCGACGATCCTGAGATCGTGGAGTGGCTTGGTATGGAGCAATACTACAAGCACGCTTTGAATACAGAGTCGTTCAATGAACTGTTTGTCAGCGACCCAGAACAGATCGAGGAAACAATCGGCAAGCTGTCAGCCGGACAGAAGAAGTCGGTTGCTTTCCGCGCCAAGCAGCTCATCAAGGACGGCAAAATCGACTCCATCAAGGTGATCAACGCTCTGGAGAAGAGCCTTTCCATCGAGTTGATCGAGCGGTAAGGGGGTGTCGTATGAGCATCTCTTATGATGTGTTCACCGGCGCTTTCCTTGGGAAGGTGACCGAATACGACTTCCTGCGTCTGGACGACCATGATCGAAACGCAACTGTGGACGGCTACATGAAGCGCGCTTGCGCAGAGTTCAACAAGATATGCAAGTACGATCTGCTTGACCGGGATGACGTAGTCCGAGAGTTTGCCACCGACATCCCGGAGGAAGATCTGGACGAGATCGTAGATATCGTATCAGAGGGGATGCTCGTACAGTGGATGAAGCCGTATTTCTACAGAGCAGACAACCTTGAGAACATTCTGAACACAGCGGATTTCTCTGCCTATTCTCCTGCAGAGTTGCTGTACCGTATCACCAATGCCTACAATGAAGCGAAGAGGGACTTCAGAAATATGATAAAGGAATACTCCTACGCCCACGGAGATCTGGTGCATCTGGCGCTATGAAAACAGTGAACGGATACAACCTCTCATCCGAGATGGTATCAAACTATCTGGGCGGACTCGTAAATCAGTTCTTCAAAATCCTCCCCATCAAGGAGAGTGGGGAGCCCTCTCTGAACGAGTTTATGAGGAGTCTCCAGGTTGAGCTGCTTGGGCATAAGAGTCTGATGCGATACCTGGAAAACGACTCGATGTATATGACGCTTTTGTCTATCCTTGAGTATCTTATCAACAACGATTGTGAGACGCACGTCGTGAAGCGTGAGGTATTCAAGGCAATCTCAATCTGTAAGAAGCTGCGTAAAAAGTATTGTGACAAGGGGGCGTGATCCTATGAGTGTATGGAGCACTTACGAGGCACGGTTCGCACCGGATGATCCGACTATGGACCCGAGGCGAAATTCTGTACAGGATCATATCCGGAGCAGGATGCGGCGCAAGATCACCGTGTCCCTGTCATACAAGCGCGTACAGTGCGAGGGGCGTGATATACAGCTTGCCATCGTTGATACGGCAAACGACCTGAGCGCCAAAAAGATATTCTCTATGCCGGAAGAGGAACTCCCGCACGGCTCTATCATCGAGTGGGGTGACTCCCGCTGGTTGGTCACAGAGGCCGACTTTGGGAATGATCTCTGCCAGGAAGGTAAGATGCGCCGGTGTAATTATTACCTGAAGTGGATCAACTCCAAGGGTGATATCATCGGGCGCTGGTGTGTCGTGGAGGACGGCACCAAGTATCTGATTGGTGAACGGCAAGAGGATATGCTGGCGGTTGGTGACGCCAGAATGGCAGTCACGCTCGGCAGGGACTCAGAGACAACTCAGATCAATCGTGGAAGGAGATTCCTGATTGACGATATGGACTCACAAGAAGTTCTTGCGTATGAGGTGACCAAGCCAAACAAAATGTTTAACGTCTTCAACGGCAAGGGTGTGATCCGCTTTATCATGGGCGAGTCTGAGCTGACAGATCTCGACAACCCGGAAGCGCGGATTGCAGACTACTATGGTTGGAAACCGGAGGAAGCAAAGCCCGTACCTGACACAAAGAAAGATGTTCCTTTCGAGGAAATGATTTCACAAGCTGAGCAGGAGGCAAAGGATAAGCCTGAGCAGATAGAGAAAAGTGGGGTGTGGCTGTAATGCTTCTGAACGAATTTTTTGACTATAAGAACAAACTGATGGAGACGCTTTGCCGCAACGAGAATATTGTGCGGCTTGTCACGGACAGCAAAGATGCACCTGTCCCGAACTACACGCTTGCGTATAACCGTATCTTCCCGTTTGAATTTGTCCCGGATACCGTGGACGACGGCGATACCTTTATATGCTTTGATGTGGATATCGCTCGGGTGTCAGACAAGGTGTACTATAAGCCCGTGCTATACGTGTGGGTGTTTACTCATAAGAGCAAGATACGTTTGGAGGAAGGTGGTATCCGAACGGATCAGCTTGCCGTTGAGATTAACAAGGAGCTGAGCGGCAGCAGGTACTTTGGACTTGGCGAATTAGAGCTGTACTCGGTTGGGCGGTTCGCTCCCATTACAGACTTCCAAGGACGTGTTATGGCTTATGCCGCCACGGACTTCAACAGGCCAGGTATCTCCAAGAAGCCGCCAGCGAACCGTAAGCATCCATGAGCCTCGGCTATTTATATGCGCGCTCTTGTCCAATCAATGACCATATCTCGATCATGGTTCCGACTGTTGGTCAGATATGGGACAGAGAGGCGGAATACTACGGACTGATTACATCCATTATCGCAACGCCATCAGACTTTATGGTACAGCTCGATGACATAGGGATCGACTTTTCGACGATCTCTCCGTTCGAGCTTTTTTTGCTGCTCTTCAACGGGTTGAAAGGCACTGATACCAGCATAGTGTTTGGTGACCTCGACCTGTCTAAGTTCAAGACGGCAATCAACGAGCAGAACGGCAAGGTCGTTCTTGTTGACACAGAGAACGATGTCGTGATCGATAGAGCGATACATGACCAGATACGTCGTACCATCCGCAAAATCAACCACCTTGAGAATATGGACAAGAAGCCGGGCAACGAAGAAGCCAAGAAATACATGATCGAGCGTGCCCGCATGAAGCAGAGAAGGTCTGCACACAGGAAGCACAAGTCGCAGTTGGAGGATTTGATCATCGCTATGGTGAACACGGAACAGTACAAGTATGGGTACGAGGAAACTCGTGACCTAACTATCTACCAGTTCCACGCAAGTGTCTACCAGATTATCAAAAAGATCAACTACGACAATACGATGATCGGATGCTATGCTGGCACGATCAACGCGAAAGAACTGAGCCAGGACCAACTGAACTGGCTGACATCAAAATAGGAGGAAGATAACTATGGTTAATGTGAATGACATCACCGTTACCAGTATCGAAACGATCACCGCGTTTGATATTGGCTCAGGCGCATTCAAGTGGGTCCTGGACGAGCTGCAGAATGCGAAAATCGCCAACACCCAGGAGACCACCGACATCACCGGTAAGCAGGGGCGCCTGCTGAATACCCTGAAGAAGAACAAGGCCGTGACCGTGAGCGGCAGCAACGGTCTGATCTCCGGCGGTCTGCTTGAGACTCAGGTTGGTAACGCCTTTGAGAACAAGCTGACCAACATCATGTACCCGGACTATCTGACCGTCACTGGCAATGAAGCGACTACGTCCTTCAAGGCCGTTGGCACCGCAGGCAATGAGATCGAGACTATCTATATCCGCAACGCCGACGGCACTCTGGGCAAGGCTCTGACTCAGGACACCACCGCATCCGCTGGCAAGTTTGCGTATGACCCCACCACCCGCAAGATCACCTTCTACGCCGGCGATCCTGCCGCGTCTCCCGCTGTCCCTGCCGACCTGCCTGACGGGACTGAGATCGCTGTGTACTACTTCCGCAAGATCCAGGCCAACGTGCTGGAGAATATGTCTGACCACTATTCCGAGAAGGTGTCCCTGTATATCGATGCCTTCGCTGAGGACAAGTGCGCCAACATCTACCGCGTGCAGTTCTATATCCCCAAGGCCGACTTCAACGGCAACTTCGACCTGGAGTTCGGCGAGAACCAGAGCGCCCATGCGTTCGAGGCCCGCTCCCTGGCGGGCAATGCGTGCAACGGCACCGGTGGCGGCGCCGCTACCCTGTGGACTTATACCATCTTCGGCGAGAATACCGAGGACGCAGAATAATCTGAGAGGTGGTCGCAATGCCGAAACAGACGAAAGAGTGCCGCGTTTGCGGCAAGACGTATGAGTCCTGTCGAAGCATCAAGACCGGCAGCAGCGCATTCAACTGGAGAGAGATGTGCTGTTCTCCTGAGTGCGGTCAGATTTACTTCCAGCGCGTCCAGGAGGCCCGTAATCCGCTTCCTAAGACGAAGGCCAAGAAAGTACATACCCCGCGCAAAGGTGCCGTTGTGGAGGCTCCTACGGCCTCTGAAGATGGTTCGGCAGAACAGCCCGCTGAGGTAGCGGACGAAACATAATTCAAAGGGGGAGGAGGAGAAACTTTATTCTCCCCTCCCCGTTTTTGTGTGGTGAAAACATGAATATCCTCGCAATCGACCAGGCGCGTAACGGTGCTTGGTCTGTTTACAATTACGAAAAAGGTGAGCTGATCGGCTATGGTACTTACGAGTTCCCGCTTGAGAAGTATACCTATGCCAAGGCTATCATGCACATAAAAGAGTTAATCTATGCTGTCATGAAAGCGTACGACGTTGAGGCTGTCTTCGTGGAGGATATCCAGATGCGCGCATCGGTATCTTCGTTCAAGAAGCTGGCTCAACTGCAGGGCGTCCTCGTGAACCTCTTTGAGGAGAACGAATACTTGTATGGCTATATCGCCCCGTCTCAATGGCAGAACTTTTGTAAGGCGCGTGGGCGCAACACAAAAGAGAAGAATGCCCGCATTATTGAGCTGGAACATTCCGGGAAGAAGCAATCAAAGATTCTGTCCATCCAGTTTGTCAAGGATCAATTCGGAATCGATACGGACAATGATGATTTGGCTGATGCAATCTGTCAGGGGTACTATATCGTGAACGCGGTAGAGATTCTGAAAACAGATAAATCTGTTAAGAAACGCGGCGAAAAGAAGTAAAGGAGAATTAAAATGAGCAAGAAATCCAACAAAATCTCTGTCAATAAGCTGGAGTCCACAATGCAGAACAATGTGGTGTCCATCCCGATGGCAGGCTATGAGGATATTGAGATTGTGGTGCGGCGTGTGCTTCCTCTGCGCGATGTGATGCAGTTCGTGGAAGACGTGGTGTCGTCATGCGTTGACCGGGGCACCGGCAGCTACATCCCCGAGGTTCAGGCGTTTGCAACACGCGCCTGCGTCCTGACGCAGTATGCGAACTTCACATTGCCGAAGGACAGCGAGAAGCAGTATGACCTCGTGTATAACACCAGCGCGTTCCATCAGGTGATGGATGTCATTGACCGCGCACAGTACGACGAGATCCTGTACTCCATCAACGAGCGCATCAAGCATGAGGTGGCGATGATGGAGAGTTCTATGGCGGCTCAGATCGCTGATATCACTGCGAAGCTCGATCACTTCGTGGAGACCAGTGAGGCCATGTTCGGTTCCGTGAGTGACAAGGACATGTCTGCTCTTATCCATGGTCTTGCGAACGGCGGGCGGTTGGATGAGAAGAAAATCGTAGACGCCGTGATGGATGCGCGCCGGCAGGAAAATGCTGCAGAGCATGAAGACCCTGTGGTCTCATCCGACGGAGAAGTGATTACGCTCCGCAAAAAGAGAGGCTGATTACTATGCCAGACTATGATAACTGGGAGGAACTTTGCGAAGCTGCGCAGGGTAGATGTAAAGATATCCTGAACAGAGATGTCGCGCCTGTTGCCATCCAAATCGTGAAGAAGCATATCCAGAAGGACATCTATGATGCGTATACGCCAATCACTGGCGGATGGGTAAACGGGACAACATACAGCCGGCGCCATGTGCTGGAAGGTTCTGTGTATCACACCTTCATTCACGACGATGAAATCATGGTGACAAGCAACGCGACGGCATCCAAGTCTGTGGTGAAGGGATATAGCTTCCATAATCGCAGGCCAGGTTCCTTCCTCCAATTATTGGAGTCTGGTCATATGGGTATTTGGAGGCACGGGTTCCCGCGCCCAGCGATCGGGAACGCACAAAGTGAGATCGACCGAAGCTCGGCTATCCGCTCAGCTATACAGGCTGGTCTCGACAGATACTTTTAATTCTGACGGACTGGGTTTATCCCGGTCCGTTTTTCAAGGGACGGTGAAAAAATGGCAGGTTATGGGTTTGGTGCAAAGGTAAAACTTACTGTTGACAGGTCGAGGAAGGCCGAGTTCAACAAGCAGATCAGTGACATGGTCGGTCAGATCAAAGTCAGCAATAAGTTTACGGTTCTGCAAAAGGACATGGACCGTGTGCGCAGAGAAGCGCAAGCCATGCTGAACAGCAATCCGCTGACTTTGAAGGTGAACAAGATTGACTGTTCTGCCGCCGTGAATGATGTAAAGAGACAGCTCCAGACAATGCTCAGCGCTCTGAGTGTATCAAATGGAGTGAACATCACAGGGCTCAAAGACTTCATCGGGACTGACGGTATGGACGCCGCTATGCGTAATACTGCGGACGCCGCAAATGCTGCTGTCGCGAAGATGAACGAAGCGCAGGCCGCTACGGCGAGACTGTCCGGTCAGATGGAAGTCCTGAACACTATTGCGAAGAGTGTAGCATCTACATACAAACGCGGCACTACCGGCAATGGGATGATTGCAGATGAAGCAGAAGTCCAGAGGATTACTGCCGCGTATAACACATGGATACAGAAAGTCAGAGAAGCTCAGGCTACTCGTTCTGGTGATATCGAGGCTCTCCAGCAGGAGGGTCTTGCCATTCAGAGGAATATCACTGCACTCCAGAATAAGCAGACCGAGGAGCGCCGCGCGCAAGCCGCCGCAGAGAAAGCAGCCAGGGCCGCAGAGTCCGCTGCTGAAAGAGCGGCAGCCGCGAATGAGAGTGAAGTCGCCTCCTTGAAACAGGTGTCCTCACTGCAGGAGCGCATGGCGAGATTCCTGAGATCCAACAGCCGTGTCTCTGTCTCCGATTTTGGTACACAGATACGCACCATGCTCATGGAACTGAACTCTGGTTCTACGATTACAACAGAGCGGTTGCGTGAGATGGAGGGCGCCTTTGTCAATATCAGGTCGCAGGCGCTGCAGACCGGTGTTGTTGGGCGCACAGTCTTTGATTCTCTGCGCAGGGCGTATGAGAAGTTTGGCGGGTGGATGCTGATCACCCGGAGCCTGACTGCTGCAATCCACACTATCAAGAATATGATCTCAAGCGTCAGGGAGATCGACGGCGCGTTAACGCAGCTCAAGATCGTCACTGGCGCTACAGACGAACAGCTTACCGCATTCCTCCAGAATGCTACCGTGTTGGCGAAGGATCTCGGTCAAAGCATTAAAGATGTGCTTGGCTCCATCGAGACATTCAGCCGACTGGGCTACAATTTGGTTGACGCATCTGAGCTCGCGGAGTATGCGACAATTCTTTCCAACGTCGCTGCGGTGGACACAGAAGCTGCAACGACTGGTCTGACCTCAATCATCAAAGGCTACAACATGAATGTGGCTGAGGCAGAGCATGTGGCTGATGTTTTGGTGCAGGTCGGTCAGAAATACGCGGTTTCCGCCAGTGAAATGATGGAGGCTTATGAGAAGTCCGGTGCCGCCCTGAATGCGGCGAACACCAGCTTCGAGAAGTCAGCCGGTCTGATTGCCGCTGCGAATGCTTCTGTCCAGAACGCATCCACAGTTGGTACAGCTTTGAAGACGGTCTCCGCCCGTATCCGTGGAGCGAAGTCAGATCTTGAAGCTCTTGGAGAAGAGACCCATGATCTTGCGCAAGGGTTCTCCAAGTATGCGGAAGAGATCAAGGCGCTGACCGGATTTGATATTATGGTGGAAGGAACCACCGACACCTATAAAGATATTTACGATATCTTTGAGGGAATCGCAAAGGTATGGGACAAGCTGTCTGATACGCAGCAGGCCCGTGTGTCAGAGATCCTTGGTGGTACGAGACAACTCCAGGTTATCTCGTCCATCCTTGGTAACTGGAAAGATGCTGCCGGCGCCTACTCAGATGCAATGACATCTGCCGGTACAGCTACACAGGCCAACGCGACGTACATGGAATCTATCAACGGTAAGATCGGTACGTTCAATGCGACATTCCAGGAACTCAGCACCAATATATTCAGCTCTGGTCTGGTAGAGTTCTTCGTCGAACTCGGTACGGCGATTCTGTCTGCGCTCAATGCGCTTGCGAAGATCAACCTCTTGCTGCCGGCAATCATATCCATGGTGGTTGCTATCAATGGTATCAGAGCTGGTCTCGCTGCAATGCGCAGCGCAACTGCTGCTGCGGAAACTGCATCTACGATCAATACGATTGTGGCAAAGCTCGTGGCGGAAAAGACCGCGACGGATGCTCTGGCGGTTTCCATTGCAAATCTTACAATCGCCGAGAAGGCAGAGTTAGCCACAAAGATCCAAGCTGCTGTTGCAAGCGGGTCGCTGACTGCTGCACAGGGAGAACAGATCCTCACAACGCTTGGGCTTGCCGGGGCAGAGGGTACTCTCACTGGCGCCAACGTGACGCTCGCTGCGAGCTTCAAGGCTCTTATGGCATCCATCCCCGTGTGGGGCTGGATCGCGCTTGGTATCACTGCTGTTATCACGGCTGTCACCGCTCTTGCTAACGGTTATAAGAGCAGCGAAGAACGGCTCGCAGAACTGAACGAGGAGCACAATGAACTGATCCGTAGTGTCAGGACAGCCGAGAGCGAGTTCAGGAGTCTGCGTGATTCCGCGGACGATGTGATCCCAAGGTTCGCTGAGCTTGCCAAGGGTGTGAACCAGTTTGGTGAGAACGTAAGTCTGACAGACGAGGAGTACCAAGAGTTCCTGTCTCTCAACAACCGTATCGCGGAGATGTTCCCTGAACTTAACCTCGGTATGGACAGCAACGGGAATGCAATGCTCGCTCTGTCTTATTCCGCAGATACTCTTACTGAGTCTCTGTATGCGCTCGTAGAGGCTCAGCGTCAGGCCGCTGCTGCAGAAATTGCCGAGAAGATTCCAGAAGAACTCGAAAATATTAAAGCGGCTGAGAAAGAATACGAGAAGCAGATCCGGCGCGCAAAGGATGTCAAGGACGTGTGGGAGGATGTCTATGATGATATCGTTAATCAAGAACTCCCAACCAACATCGGAAGATACTCGACGCTTGAGGCCGGACAGCAAGCAGCCCTCGATTTCATTGAGAAGGCACAGCGCCTTGGTATGCATGGCGATGTTATGGTGGACAACCAGAACACCACCAACAACGGTTATGTATTCACGGTTGAATGGAACTACGATGCTATCAGCCTGCAGAACGCCAAGGCCGCGCTTGACTCCATCATCGCTGGTCAGGATAGCGTAATCAACAATTACGAGAATCTGATCAATGCGAGATGGGAAGGTCTCAATAATATCGTTAGCTACTGGGCTGAAACGAACTTCCTGTATAACGATCTGAATGGTCAGATGCGGAATATCGCAAAGACCATGATCAGCGGGATAGACTTTGCATCGCTTGGTCTGGATACGGAAGAGAAGGTACATAACTATGTTGAGGACTACATCCTTCGTCCTCTGTTCCTCGCTTCCCCAGAAGTTAAAACGGCCTTTGAGAATCTTTTCGATCTCCAGGGTTCTCTGAAAAATGGGGATATCACACCAGAAGATTTCCAGGAACAAGTCAAGCAGATGTTCGATGGACTCTATGAGTCTGTCGATGCAGATAAGCAAGATGATTTTGTCAAAGCATTCGTTGCTGGATTCAATGCAATGGGCATTGCCGGCGATGACTTCAACTCTGTCGTAGAGGGTATCGCAGACAACTGGGGTACTGTGACCGGTGCAATGTCAGGCGGCAATGCACTCAGCAATGTTTCTGATCTTGCTGAGGGGATATCAGAGCTGCAGAAAGCATACAGCCTGCTGGAAACTGCGCAGAAGGAGATGCTGAATGGAGGCTTGTCCGCTGATACGATTGCAAGCCTTGCTGATGCAACAGACGATTACCTTGACTACCTCTACGAAGAGAATGGCGTTGTAAAGCTCAACACTGAAGCGTGGAAAGAAAATGCCAATGCAAAGATGCAGAGCTCTATGGCGGACATCCAGAATGAAATCGATCTTCTGAATGAACGGAACGCGGCCCTCGCAGAGACATTAGAAGTCTATCAAACGAACAAGCACGCAAGTGCCGGCGATAGCTCAATGACTGCTGTGTGGGATGATAAGATCCGTGAAGTCAATGAGGAGATCGAAGCGAACACAATCGCTATCGGTGCAAACCAAGCCAAGCTCGCGCTTTACAGCGCTCTGTACGGCAATATCACCGGTGACCTGGATGCCTATACGGCAGCTCTGAGGAATTTCTCCAATATCGCTTCAACGATAGATTCCGTAAGCAACTCCTTCCAGACGCTTGCAGATTTGCAGGCTGAGGTGGCGGACGGGTTCACCCTGTCCCTGGATAAGGCGCTGGAGTTTGCGAAGGTATATCCTGAGATTCTCAACAATGCACAGGTATCTGCAGATGGGCAGATCATTCTCAACCAAGATGTTGTGAACTCTTTCCTTCAGGGGAAGAAGGCGGAGCTTGACGCTCAGATTGACGCCCAGATTGCAGAGCTTGAAGCAGACAAGTTGGTACTGCAAGCCAAGATGGAGGCCGCTCAGGCTCAGCTTGAACTGGCTAAGAATGTTGGTGAGGGCGAAGGCCAGGTAGCCAAAGAGGTTGCAGAATATCGTATCAGGGCGTCCAACGAGATGGTGCAGGCGCTTATCGATAACGGTATCGATGAGGCTGAAGCATTCAAGCTGGCAGCTCAGGCTATGTCGCTCAACGCGGAGGAGTTCGACCGCGTTGCGAAAGAAGTATGCACCGATGTTGACGGTAACTTTAATAACGCCGCTTATAATGCCGCGATGGGTATCTATGAGAACATGGAGCGTGCGAAGACAGATATCAACTCTGTCACGAAGCAAGCTCATGAGGCCGCGAAGGCTGTTAGCGGTATCGGGAAAGGTGTAGTCTCCGGCGTAGTCGGTAAGATGCTTGGCTCTGGCGGTGGCAAAAATCGCAAAGGCATTGAAACGAATGTCACAAGCGGCGAGTTCAATGGGTTTGATTACGACTTTGATTTCAAAGGCGCTTCGCTGGATGATTTCATCACACAGGTTGAGCTCGATATATCAACGTACGAAAAAGCAATATCTCAGATCGATGGGCAGATTGCGGCGCTTAAGGCGTTGAAAGATTTGCCGCTTAAAACTTTTGAAAGCACTGGTAAGAATACATCTGGAAGTTCCCCTGATGCTTCTGAGGTTGAAGAGTATATTGCATCCATCGACGAATATCGCGAGGCCATTGAACGGCTCCGCAAAGCCCAAGAGAATGTGTCGAACCTTGAGACGCAGATCGAAGACGCCGGCAGTTACGAGAAGAAGATCGAACTGCAGAAGCAGTTGATCGAGGCGTATAAGGAGGAACAGGCCGCTCTCCATAATCTTAACAACCAGCGGGATGGTACGATTGCGTCAAGCATCGACTATCTCCGTGAGTTAGGGTTCGCCGTTGAATATAACGCTGACACGAACGAGCTGTGGATCAGTAACCTGGAACACCTCAATGAACTGCAGGCTGATTCCAAAGGGAAGTACAAGTCGATGCAGGAAGCCACAAACGCTCTGCGAAAAGAAACAGAGAGTTTGATCAACAGCATCGAGGATCTGAACGAGGCAAATCGTGAAGGTTCTACTACATGGCTTGAGGTGCGTGACAGAATCTACGAGACCATGATAGCTATGCACGAGAACGCTATCAAGACCAATGAGAACTCTATCACGCTGACAGAGAACCGGATGGACAAGGCTATGGACGATGGCTTTATCCAAGGTGTTTCTGGATATTCCAACGATATCGTTTCCTTCTATCGGCAGATGCAGGAAGCCGTCCATAGTGAAGCGGAAATATACCGCGCGTGGGGGTACGCCGAAAACAGCGATGAGATTACCAAGCTCAGTGAGCTGTGGTGGCAGTATGAGAAGGACATCAATGATGTGCGCGATAGGGTCGTTGATAACCTGTTGGATATGGCGAAGGCATCGTCCGACCTCGTGGACAAGATGCAGGACGTTGATAAGACCTTGCACGATGCTGCTGAAGAGTATGCAGCAAATGGTGGTTTTATATCCGTTGATTCGCTGCAGGCTATCTATGACCTCGGCCCACAGTACCTCCAGTACCTTGAGGACGAGAACGGGCTGCTGGTCATCAACGAGGATCGCATCAATGCGGTAATCGCTGCGAAGACAGAACAGCTTGCTCTTGATACCGCCATGTCGTATGTCGAGAGGCTGAGGCTTGCCGCTCTCGGAGAATCCAACGAGAATCTTGACATGCTGTGCTTCGCAACAACAAACGCCACCAACGCAACGTGGGGTCTTGTGTATGCACAGCTTGAGCAGATGCGGCTTGCCGGAGAGTTGAGCGACTCGCAGTACAATGCGGCTCTGCACAACATCCAGGCAATCCAGTCGCTGGCGAAAAATGCCATAGCCGGCATCGGACGCACAGCGGACTCGGCGAAGTCCTCATTGGAGAGTCTGAAGAAAGAGCTTGAGCAGATGCAGGATGGTGTCGATGGCATCATCAAGTATGTCATGGATATGCTGAAGCACCGCATCCAGCAGCAGATCGACGCGCTGAATGAGATGAAGAAGGCATACGCCGACATCATCAGTCTGCGGAAAGAAGCGCTCGATGCCGCCAAGGAAGAGGCGGACTATGAGGACAAGGTTGCTGAACAGATCCAGAAGATTGCGAAACTTCAGGAGCGTATCAATGCCCTGTCTCTGGATGACAGCCGTGACGCACAGGCACAGAAGATCAAGCTGGAAGAGGAGATGTCTGACCTCCAGAAGGAGCTTGCAGATACCCAGGCGGACTATGCGCGTGACGCGCAAAAGGACGCCCTGGATAGTATGCAGGAGGAATACGAGAAGCAGAAAGATGACGAGATCGCTATCCTTGAAGAAACAATCTCGTCTTATCAGAAGCTGTACGATATGGCTATCAGCTATATCAACCAGAACTGGAGGACGCTCTACCAGGAACTGATCGACTGGAACTATGAGTATGGGAGCGTGCTGAACTCTGAAATCACTGACGCATGGGCTCAGTGTGAGGCGGCGGCACAGCGATACGGTACATCTGTGCAGGCAATGCTTGCCGGGTTGAAAGCTGAGATAGCCAGTGTGACATCACAGCTTGCAAGTATCAGCAACGGCTCGTACAGTATTGACGGAGGTGGCACTAACAAACCGATAGTCGTCTCTCCATCCACGGGTGATACCAACGTCAAGAATGAAGACATGGTGAGGGCTATCGTGGGGAGGATGAAGCGGCTCGGGGCTCAGTGGAGCACGCTTAATCCGAAGGAGACAAACGATAAGCTGCATAAGCAGGCTGCCGTTGAAGCCGCGAAGCTGGATCAGTATGGCGTACACGCAACATTCCGTGGGTCAGACGGTACATGGTGGATCTCTCGTGATGAATTGAATCCATCTAATGTAGGTAAGAAACTGCATAACTGCTACCACGAAGGCGGGTTTGTTGACGAACAGATTCCCCTTGGACGCAGAGAAGTTCCTGCTATCCTGGAGAAGGGGGAGCTTGTGCTGGACGGGCCAAAGCAAAAGGGTCTGTATCGTATGATCGACTTCACGACTGCGCTGTCTGAAAAGCTCGGCGCCGCATTCGGGTCTGGCGGCATAGCAAGTCTGCTCCATACGTTCAAGAGCGGGCCGGATGAAACACATGCACCACTCCCGTCCGTAACGAACAACCAGAACGAGGCTATCCATTTTGGCGATGTTTACATCTATGGGGCAAACAAAGATACTGCCAAGCAGCACAGAGAGATCAACCGGCAATTCACCAATGAGGTTCTTGCGAACCTTCACATCAAACGATAACCACACAGTGGAGGGGAGTCGCTATGCTCCCCTCCACAATCATATAAGGAAGGAGGTTGTTTGATTGGCTTTTAATTCATATGAATTCTCATTTAACGGCGAGTCATCGCTGATGTATGGGTTGATGATATACGACTATGACGGGAATGGACAGGGTAATGTCAGCTTTGGGAATCAGGCTGCAATCGTAGAAACACGAACAAACAACCGTATCCAGCCTTTACATTTCGGCGTTAACTATCATCAGAAACCACTGGAGTTTAAGCTGGTCTTCGGCGCGGAGAACCCGCTGGACAGGTATGACCTGCAGAACATTTCCATGTGGTTGACAGGTCACCAGCAGTATCAATGGCTGTCTATCGACCAGCCGGATTTGGAGCATGTTCAGTTCCGGTGCCTGATCACCAAGCTGACTCCTCTCGCACACAGTTGGCTCCCCGTGGCTTTTGAAGCAAATATCCTGTGCGATTGTCCGTATGCCTACGGGTGTCCGTTTGAGGAGAGCTACACTATTAACGGCGAAACCAATATCCTGTTCCGCAACAACGGTTCAGTCCGTGAGTATTTTAAGCCGTATATTTCTTTCCGCCCTGCATTTGGTACAACAGAGCTGAAGATTGTCAATGCAGATGATGGAGGCAGGGAATTTCTGCTGAGCGACATACCTACCGGCGCCGCTGTCGTGAACATTGATAATCGAAATGGAATCATACAAGACCAAGACAACAAGTTCAATCTGTACGATGGGTTTAAGGACTGTATGAAGTTCTTCAGGCTTGTCCATGGAGATAACAATCTTGTTGTTACCGGGAATGGGACACTGACAATCTACGGTAGGTTCTTGTATAACGTGTCAGCGTAAGGAGGTGCAGGATGTATCTCGACTATTCAAAGATTGAGTTCGACCGGGATGGCAATCCTGAGATGCCAGAGCTGATGCTGAAAACACTAAGCGACAAAGTGATCGGCGTGATACCCGGCGTACACAAACTCAAACTGAACATCAAGTTTTCTGAACCAAGTGAGATTTCATTCGATGTTCCAGCCGTCATCGACGGCGTGGAGAATCCCATATACAAGTATCTGTGTGGTCATAAGCAGATTTACACGGAACACTATGGCGTGTATGAAATCATCAACCCAAAGACATCCGCTGACGGTATCTCTGAAATCAAGCATGTCACCGGATACTCCTATGAGAAAACGCTGGAATCTAAAAAGTTCTTCCTTGAGGAAGGTACGTTCAACTTTTGGAACCCATCGTCACCAACAGATACTGTGCTTGGTCGTATTCAAGAGACCGCGATCGGATGGAGAATCGGATATGTCTCACCGACACTGATTGGCAAGTATCGTACATTCGACGGGTATGACAACTATTTGCTCCAGTTCATATACAACAGTGCGCCTGAGAAATATCGTTGTGTATTCGTATTCGATACATACGAGAGAACCATCAATGTCTATGACAGCGACCAGCGGATAGCTAACCTGCCCATCTATCTTGACTTCGACAATCTGGTAGAGAAGCTGGATATAACCGAGAAAAGCGACGAGCTTGTCACGGCACTGAGCCCGTATGGCGCAGATAATCTGGATATCCGTGCGGTCAATCCGACTGGTACCAACTGGATATATGACCTTTCATATTTCATTGCGAACGGTGATATCAAAGGGGATCTCGCTGATAAGTGGAATAGCTGGCAGCGCAGTGTGCTGAGCAACCAGATGTACTATAAGGGTCTTGTCGCTTTGCAGGCTTCTACGACAGCGAAGGTTCTTGCAGAGCAGGCGGAGCTTACAGACCTGAACGGTCAGCTTGACTCAATGATCAATCAGCAGAGCGTTACGATTCAGGCGTTGGCTATGGAAACAACAGCCGCCGGCAAAGCGAGTCAACAGAATTTGCTGAATACGATCAACGCGAACATCAAGGCCAAGAGGGCTGAGATTGATGCCAAACAGAATGAGATAGATACATCAAAAAGAGAACTGGCATCGTACACAAATGAGATCAAGGCCATCGTTGACGAGCTGTCAATCAAGAAGTATTTCACCGACAGCGAATATAAGGAACTGTCAAACTACATGACAGAACAGGATATCACTGAGAAGACATTCGTCGCGTCTACTGTAGATGCTACTGTGTCTGGTGAATCTTACTCTGTGCCAAATACGAGCGTTGCTATCAGCAGTTCGTCGATATCTATGGTTGACCTGACGGGTAAGTTTTCAAAGCGGATGTTTGTACTCGCAGGCGGTACACTCGCGCTATCCGGCAGTACGTCTATCTCATGTGACATTATCAGGGGAACGGTAGAGACAAAGAACAACGGTGCATTCGTTATGAGCGTGTACGCCGGGACGATCCGCGTCGGGACTAAAACGGCTTCAAGTGGTCTCATTACGATATCCGGTACGTACTCAGGGCTGTCAAGTAATGTTGCCCCTGTGACGGTGGCCGGTGTGACTACGAACGAAGGAACAACAATGAGGTTTACCGTTGCGTCCGGGTCAATGTTCCTGACCGGCAATGTCAGCGACTATCAGAAATACTCCGTTCAGATGGAGCTGTATGACTATGCGGTCAAAGTTCTCAAAGATCTTGCAACACCCACCTATGAGTTCACCGTGGATTCTGGGAACTTCCTGTTTGAGCAGGAGTTCGCTCCGTTCCGAGATGGACTGGAGCTTGGCAAAGGCGTGTACCTGAATGTTGGGCCGTACGTTGTTACACCATACATCATTGAGTTTGAGCTGAGCTTCGAGGATCGCAGCGCATTTTCCATCGTATTCTCCAACCGCTTCAAGAGACCTGACGAAACGAATACTCTCGCAGACATGATCGAGAAGAGCTATTCGAACAGCCGCAGCTTTGACGCCAGCAAGTATATCTACAACCAGACAACGTCGCAGGCGTCAGAGGTATCGAAGTTCATGTCAGACGCATTGGATGCTGCAAAGAATGCGGTGCTTGGTGGGTCAGGTACAGTCAAGTATGACGCGACCGGGCTGACTGTAGGCGTTGGTTCCAGATATCAGATCCGTATGGTTGACCGCATGATCGCCATGACAGATGACAACTGGGAACACGCGAAGGTTGGTATCGGTTTGATTGCCACACCAGACGGCGGGAGCAACTTCGTTGTCAACGCTGAGGTCATCGGAGGCAAACTGATCGTCGGCAATAACCTGGTGATTGAGAACGAAAATGATACAGGTGTGATGCAGTTCAAGGTGGATGCCTCCGGCGCATGGCTGAACAACGCAACCTTTATCCTCCAAAAAGATAACGGCGGGAAGATCATCATCGACCCGAAGTACGGTATCGTGGGCGGGAATGGTAACCTGTATACAACAAGCGGGACAACGGTAACACCAGCATTCATCGACAGTAGGGGCAAGGTCACGCTTGACGCAGATGGTATGCCGACCAACTCCAACTTCTACCTGGACATCCGTGACGGTAGTGTGTACTTTCGCGGAAAGATTTTCGCACAGGCTGGTGGTAAGATCGGTGGATTCACCATCAATACAAGTGAGCTCGTATCTAACAAATCAGGGTACGAGGTTGGTATCAATGGAGACCCATTGTATTCTGCAGACAATCCAAACTATGCGTATGCTTTTTGGGCCGGGTCGTATACACCATCCCGCGCGAAGTTCTGGGTCAAGAAGGACGGGACGATTTACTCGAAGGGTGCCACGCTGGATTCTGCTACCATCAACAATGCGACTATCAAGACGGCGACTATTGATCATGCGAACATGACCAACGCGACTGTGAGCGGCGTACTGAATTCCCCAACAGTGACCGGGCTTATGAATGCTTCTGGCGCTACGCTGGTCGGCCCTGAGATCTATGTTCCAAATAAGGCAAACTGGAAATTCAAGGTTGACAGCAGCGGGAACGTATATATCAAAGACGGCAGCATCAGTTGGGGTGCGGTGACTGGAACATCAGAAATCGACAACCGTATCGCGTCGGCACAGAACACAGCGAACTACGCCTATTCACTTGCAGACTCTGCATATGACGCGGCAGATTACGCTCAGAGTGCCGCCATAGCAGCAGAGAATCTTGCAAGGCGTATCGCAAACGGTACGTTCAACAACGGTACATTTATCAATGGCACCGAGATATACAGCCCAACAATTTATGCAGACGAGTTCGTTGTTATGCCAAGAAACAGTTATTCAGGCCGATGGACAGGCGGGTATAGCATGTACGGGTATTTTGGCAATCAACTGTTCAAGATGCTCAACATCGGGTATGCGGATACTGGTTTCAGTCCTGAGATCGAGTTCTGGAGCCCGGCAGGGGCATACGCTTACTGGGGCTTTAACCGCACCATGTTCAGCGGGTATTGTGATTTCAGCGGGGCAACAGTGACTGGTCTTTCGACAACTGCAACATTCGGATAGGGGTGATGGGACATGGCGAGCTATACCGTATCTTGTACCACCACTTCTGTAACATTCCGTGTGACCGGGTTGACGAAAGGGCAATATGTCCAGTTGTACGTCCGTCTTGAAAGCGGAAGCAACGCGGTCATAAGTGAGTCTTATACCGCGAGCGGGTCATCATTAACAAGGTCTTTTTCTGGGCTATCACCAGGAACGGACTATGCGGCGAACGTAAAGGTTGGAGCGACCGGAAGTTCTGCAACCTGGCTTGGTAAGAAGTCGTTTACCACTAAAGGAGAGAGTAAGCCGTCAGTAGACAAATGGTCATGGAATAGATCTAATGGCAGCGCGTCAGCATCGCAGACAATGGCTGCATATTCTGCCGTCACAAGTAAAGGTCTGACAAGCAATTTCTCTTATCTTGTCTGGAACGATATGGTCGATAAGGTGGACGAGCTTGTCAGGGCGTTTGGGAAGAGCTGGAACAGCGGGTATGCCAGTCTCGGCTCAACCAGGATGAGCAGCTACAATAAAGATATAACCGCCGTTCGATTTAATTCCCTTCGGCTTAATCTCTCCTTATCCGGGTCTCATTCGTTCTCCGCATATATCCCAACCGTCAGTAGAGGCGACACTGTTTACGGGTCGTACTTTACAGGTATCGCAACAGAAATCAACCGCTTGGTTGATAAACTTTGAACATAGAGCTAAAGGAGATTGAACTATGAAAGACGAAATCATGCAACGGATCGAGGCTGTTCTGGCCGCACTCAACAATGTGTATGTCAGGGGGAAACCAAACCTCGACAACCTGTCCGGTAGTATCGCCATCCTTGAAGGTTTGGCTGGTACCCTGTCCGGTTGCGACATTATCGAGAATGTGAGCGGTGAGGACGCAGATCCGAAGGAGTAGGAAAGGCGGTGATACCGCATGATTGAATGCTTTAACCCATATGTGTTGCCGACCATTGAGTTTGTTGGCGGCGAGACACAGGAGCTTTTGTTCAACATGTACTTCTACCAGGGCAAGAAGCCGTTCAGTATGGTCGGCTGTATCAGCAGCTTCTCTATCGTGAGTTTCAATAATAAGAATGGCTCACCGATTCTGCGCAAGGACATGACAGTTCTGGAGAACCAGGACGGCACATCGCTCAATGTTCTGTCTGTTGAGCTTACCCCGGAGGAGACATATAAGTTGTCTGGCAAGTACATCTACCAGATATCCATCAAGGATGTGTCAGGCAATATCGAGATCCCAAAGCAAGGGCTCATGTATATCATCAACAACATCAATAAGGGCTTCATCACATCGTAACCGGCGCGTATAGCGACCGGCTTTTATTATGCCCATTTCAACAAGGAGGAACGAAAAATGACGACTACCTATTTTCTGAATGTCGTGGCGGGCAATGTCTATGGCTCAGGCACCCTGACTCCTCTGCCGAGCAAGTATTACATCGGCCTGAGTACAACTGCTCCGAATATCAATGGCACCAACGTGACAGAACCATCTGGTTCCGGCTACACCCGTATGGAGCTGACCAGCCTGGGCGCCCCGTCCAGCGGCGTTGTGACGAACACGGCGGCTATCGACTTCCCTGAGAGTACCGCGAGCTGGGGTACTGCTACCCACTTCGTCATCTATGACGCACTGACCAACGGGAACCTGCTCCAGTACGGCCCACTCTCCACTCCGCGCAGTATCGAGCCCGCAACCATCATGTCTATCCCCGCAAACTATCTGAACCTGAGTATGCAGAATCCTGTGTAATCACGGAGGTGGCGTATGGCTAAGCAATTTGATGTCTTTCTGCGGCGCCACCTGATAGAGTGTGACATCCTTATCCAGTCTCTTCCGTATCGTGATGGTATCTCTGTGACAGATCGTATCATCGTTGACGCTGTTTTGCAGGGGTGCAAACTGATGCGTATTGCTGCTGCCCAGTCTGGTATCGAGGTAAATGCGCAGATCGACCGCCTTATCAAAACATGTTTGGAGCGTCTAAGTCTCCAGACTGTGATGGATGCGTCTGTCGATTTGAAAGCAACCAATATTGCGAAGCCAGTCAACGAACCAATCGTGATGGACGCCAAGAATCTCGGCACCCTGGAGACCGTCCTGAACCGGGCGGAAGCAGGTATGGTCATGGCGGTCAATCCGCTTGTCACAAAGATTGCGAAGTCTCTTGGGCAAATGAATACCGGTATCGTGGTCGGCGCGAACGTGACCGATACGCTGAAGAAAAGTATCTTGACGCTACGTGCAGACACTACTCTCGATGTCGAGGTTCAGGGCGAACTGAAGAAAGGGCTTCTGGATCTCGACACCGAGATTTGCATGGACGCCACTTTGGCGAGCTTGTGTAAACGTATCGGGTTCGATGCCGTTGCCGGTATTGAAATGGCTGTGACATGTCTTGGCACAAAGCTATACCACTCGCTTGGTCGTGGGTATAGCGGCATTTCAGTTGACGCAAAGGTTACCGGTACGAAGGCGAGGAAGATAGAGACTGCGGAGACCATCGTACAGATCATGGCAGATATGTCAGCAGTTCTGATTAAGCTGATATACCCCGAAGATGTGGACGTGTGGATTGACGCGGAGGTTTCTGAATCTCAACTCAAACGATACAGACTTATGTCTGACCTCGGCGATACAACGTTGGAGGATCTTGGTGACATGACACTGGATGATTTCTACTACATCATCCTTGCTGGATAGCGTCACATTTATAACCATCAGGAGGTGAAAGAGATGTTCTATATCAAACTGAATGATGATATGGAGCTTGTCATCACAGTTCGTGAGGCGATCCACAGAGGCGATCACCTCAACCAAAAGCTCACCTTCCTTGTGCCTCTGCAAGTTGGCGATATCGATCCCGCCACTGCCGCTCTGTATCTGAGCTATATCCGCGCAGACGGAACTGCGGACATCGACTTGCTTCATCGAGAGAAGGAACTGTATAACGAATCGTACTACCAGTTCACCATGCCAGTCACCAGCAAACTGACACGGTATGCTGGCCCTGTTACCACCTTCCTCACCATCTACGCCGGCCCGACAAACTCCCCTATGGTTGTCAAGAGCGGCGAATGTATGCTGCAGGTCATGGCGTCTACCAACATGGACGACCTTGTGACAGATGAGGGTCTGTCCCTTATCTACAGTATGCAGAAACAGATGGAAGAAAAACTTGCAGACGGTCTTGCAGAAAAGGCAGACGGACTCGCCTTCGACGACGGCACAAGGGAGCTGCAACTTAAATCCGGGGATACGATGATTGGCGAACCGGTCGTCGTATCTACAACCTAATTTATATGGAAGGAGGGTACAAGCATGGCATATTGGATCGCTGGTCAATCCCCGCACGCGAAGCACTTCATGTGCGACACAGAAGCTGACGTTGCGAATCTGCCGACCACTGTTAATCGCGGCGTTCCACAGGATGACGTTGACGACACCAATACCTATACAGTGCAGGCAGGCAGCACGGCGAAAGTCATTGCCACTGGTGACAAGTATATCCTGCAGTCTGATATCGACACATGGATCAAGCAGCCCGCGTCTGGCGGAGGCGGCGGTGGTGGCGGTGGAGTCACTGACTATAACATGCTGCAGAACCGCCCCGTGATCAATATCACTGGGAACGGCGTTGTGATCAGCTCGCTGACATCTGGTGTGTATAACATCAACGGAACATGGAAGATGACATCGGACGACGAGGAGCGTGCTACCGCTAAGGACGACCTGTTCTATGTGTTCAACGACGACACTGGGAGCAGGCTGACGTGGGTCAGCGCTGGAAAAATCAAGACCTTTGGCGTCCCGGATGGAGGCACCGCCGCTGACATCACTGAGAGCGAGATTGCAACAGTGGAAGATGTTACCGGACAGTTGGTCGGTGATTTCTGATGCAACAGGGCGATAGCCCGTTTTGCATATATTCGTACTATTCATTATAGACAACAAGAAAGGAAGATGCATTATGGCAATCATCAGTAAGCTCGTTTACAAGGGTCTCAAGGCTAACCTCCCCGCTTCCCGCAGCGCGGACAGCTTCTATCTCTGCACGAATACCCGTGAGCTGTACTTCGGCGATGAGCTGTATACCGAGCCTGTTCGGTTCTACAACGGCACCGCCAACAAGCCCACCGCTCCTGCTCAGGGCGTGCTGTATATCGACGAGGCCACCGGTAAGGGTGAGGCGTGGGACGGCACCGCCTGGAAGCCCGTCATTACCCCCGTGACCGTGAGCGCCAGCGACAACTCCGTGGAGATCGGCGGCACTGCTTCTGAGCCCACCGTCAAGGTGAAGCTCTCCACCAAGGACGGCAACCAGCTCCAGCTCGCGTCTGAGGCCGGCAAGGAGGGTCTGTTCGTCCCCGCCCCTGACTCCGCTGACTCCTATAAGGTCGAGGAAGCTGCTGCCGCTGAGACCGGCTACCTGAAGACCTATGTGCTCAACCGCTACCCCAACGGCGACGAGACCAGGACTGCTGTTGAGTGCGGCAAGATCAACATCCCCAAGGACTACCTGGTGAAGTCCGCCGAGATCAAGGAAGTCGCCACCGCTGACGACCCCTACACCGGCGCGAAGGTCGGCGACAAGTACATTGACTTCGTGATCAATGTCAAGTCTGGCACCGCTACCGACGAGCATGTCTACCTGCCCGTGAACGATCTGGTGGATGTGTATACCGCCGGCAACGGTATCGACATCTCCGCCGCCAACGAGGTCAGCGTGAAGATCGACGCCGCGAATGCCAACGGCCTGGGCGTTGGTGCCGACGGCGTGAAGCTGGACGTGGCTGTTGCCAACAACAGCACCGGCGCGAACGGCAAGGCGGGCGCTATGTCCGCTGCCGACAAGACCGACCATGACGCCATGGTGGTCGCTCTGACTGTGGGCACGTTCTAATAACGGCCAACGAGACAAACTGATTGGAGGGAGGGGCTTTGGCTCCTCCCTTCGTCAATAACGGGAGGTATTCAACATGGCCTTATTTAATCCAAACGTGACAGTTGAGAGTAAGGCGCGGAACACCACGCAGCTTCCCATCAGCGAAGGCCAGTTCTTGATGACCTCGGATACGAAAAATGTTTTCTACGATCTGGCCGGTGAGCGCATTCAGCTCACGGACATCATTGAACTGGATACTGAGGCACAGCGGAAGGCGATCCTTGCGCCGCTCAACAAGTTCTATTTCGTCAAAGACACCGGCATCCTGTGGCGGTACAACAACGGATGGCTGAGCTGGGGACATGGCGGTGGTTCGTCAAGCTCCGCCGTACACAAAGTCCTCACCGCAGCGGGGTGGGTCAACAACCAGCAGGTCGTCAGCATCAGCGGTCTGACTGCGAACCAGAACGGTATCGCAGGTCTCTCCCAGGATATTTCCCAGGCTGAGTTCGAGGCAGCAGCAAACGCGGAGATGCGTATCTGCGCTCAGGCCGATGGGTCATTCACGGTTGTGTATCACGGAGATAAGCCGGGGTGCGACATCCCAATCACAATCATCATTCTGGACTAAAAGGAGGCGATAGCGTATGAGCACAACACCGAACTATGGCCTCTATGTGACAGACGATGTGAAGGAGAAGGTCAAGGAACTGCTGGAAAAGATGAGCAACACGACTGACTCCAACATGGTCAAGATCGATACGGCTCTCGGTGAGAAGGCCGACCACAGTTCTGACGTGACTCTGACGCTGGTGTCTTCTGGTTGGTCAGGCGTGTCTGCTCCGTACACATATGAACTGAGTGTGGCTGGACTGAAAGCAAATCAAAACGGGCACATCGAGGTGGCGCACAGCGCCACATTTGAACAGCGTCAGATGGCACGGGAAGCAATCCTATGCGTCACTGGACAGTCTGATGGCAAGATCATCATCTCTGCGGATGGTGAGATGCCTGAACTGGACATCCCGGTCACCATCGTCATGCTGGACTAATTTGAGATAAAGGAGATATCAATATGCCTATTCTTGGAAATTTCCCCGCTGGTGGCGGTGGAGGCGGCACAGGCGGACTGGCATTGGCGGCGGTGACTAATATCGCCACCGTAACCGCGCACGAGAAAGTGTATGTCAGTTGGACTGACCCGAACGATCTGGTAGTGGCAGGCTCTACTCTGGCCGCGTGGGGAGGCACCCTGCTGGTGCGTAAGGCCGGCAGCGCTCCCGTGAGCCGCAGGGACGGCACGGTTGTTCTTGACAGCAAGACACGCAACCAGTACAGCACTACCTACTTCTGTGATTCCGGTCTGACTGACGGCGTGACGTACTACTACAAGTTCTTCCCCTACACTACAAGCAGCACGTACACAGACAGCACGGACGATGAGTTCACCGCGACTCCTGCCGCTGTCGCCCCAGGTAATGTGTCCGGCATGAGCGCAGTCGCTGCCGGTAACGGGAAGATCACTGTGCAGTGGGGTGACCCAGCCGCCACTGTTGTGACGGACGGTATCACCGTGTCCACCTGGGCAAGCACGCAGGTCGTGTATAAGGCCGGGAGCTATCCGACTGACCCGTCAGACGGCACACTGGCACTGAACAGCACCACACGCAACCAGTATGCCACCAACGGCTTTACCATTACCGGGCTTACGAACGGTACCACCTACTACATCGCCTTCTTCCCGACATCTACCGACGGCGCCGTGAACACCGATACAGCGAACCGCGTGGCCGGTGTTCCGAACCGGCTCGTCATCAACGATATCCCCGCGCAGAGCGGGACTCTGACATACAATAAGTCTCCGCAGAACCCAGTGTGGGACAGCGCATATAACCCCGCCATCATGACACTGGGCGGCGAGACTGTCGGAACCAACGCGAAGACATACGTGGCTACGTTCACCCCGGATGACGACCATGTATTCGCCGGCGAGACAGCACCGAAGGCCAAGAATGTATCGTGGGTAATCGGCAAAGCAACCGGTACACTGACGCTCACACCAGCTTCTCTGGTTCTGGACAAGACCACGACAAGCGCAACCTTCGCCATCTCCGGGGACTTCGATGGCAGCTACACTGTCACGTCGATGGATACCAGCATTGCAACCGTGGCTCTGGTGAGCGGTAAGACATACCGTGTCAGCAGTGTGAACAGCACGACCGGCACCGCTTCTATCAAGGTGAGCTGCTCGGGCGGCAGCAACTATACCGCCCCCGCCGACAAGTCTGTGAGTGTGACAGCGAAGTTCGTTACCATCTATGGCGTGAGCTGGGATGGTTCGAGTACCACGAAGTGGTCTCGTACAGATGCATCAGCCAGCTTCACAGATCCTGTGCCTGCTGTTAGCAATGGGAACGGCAGTTCCCCGTTCGACAGCCTGCAGCCATGGGCCGGAATGGTCAAGGATACTTCTGACAGCGCTGCCGGCGTTCTGGTGAAGATTCCGAAGTTCTGGTACAAATGGACAAAGAGCGGCAATACGTTGAAGCTCCAGATTGCAGACGGTCAGGTGGACGGGTTCAATGTTTCTCCCGCGCACGCCAACAGGGGCGATGGCAAGGGTGAGCGCGACTTCGTTTACGTTGGGCGGTATCACTGCGCGAGTGGGTATAAGTCCACCACAGGCGCCGCACAGCAGGTAAATATTACACGGTCAACAGCGCGTTCCAGTATTCACAATTTGGGTGCAACCATTTGGCAGTTCGACTACGCTATGCGCGTGACGATTCAGATGCTCTATCTGGTCGAGTTCGCCGATTGGAACTCTCAGGCAAAGATCGGCTACGGCTGCTCTGCCGGTGGCTCCAAGGAGAACAATGGCAAGACCGATGCTATGCAGTATCACACTGGTACTACTGCGGCAAACCGGACAACCTATGGCTACACGCAGTACCGCAACATCGAAGGTCTGTGGGACAACGTTTACGACTGGATGGATGGTTGTTACTACAACGGTAACGGCATGAACATCATCATGAATCCCGCCAATTTCTCTGACTCTTCTGGCGGGACTTTGATCGGTAAGCCTTCCAGCGGTTGGCCTTCTGATATTGCTGTGGCTACCGCAAGTGGTCTGGAGTGGGCGATCTACCCCACTGCGGCAAGCGGTTCCGAAAGCACATACGTCGCGGATTACTGGTACTATTTCGCTTCCTACCCGTGCCTGCGCTGTGGGGGTGGCTGCAACCAGGGCCAGGGCCACGGGTTGTTCTACGTGTACTGCAACGGCGCCAGCAGCGCGAACGCGTACATCGGCTGCCGCCTCCAAAAACTCCCCTAAAGGAGGGGCGTGGGGAGGGTCGCAACCCTCCCCATCATGCAGCCTAACGAACAATTAAATGGCGGTAATCGCCATAAGCAACCATGACTTCCTATGTAGACGAAGACACCATATGCTCACAGGGGGGGGTGATAGGCGTGTGCATACATATGGTACGTTCGGCCGGACACGCTACACCCCTCCATGTGAGGCGGTGTCTTTTTGCATCTACACACAATTCAATCGCATAAACGGCATGTTTTATACATGCCACGGGATTGCCTACGCAGCAGTCGCTGGTTCTTTTAATTGGTGCCGTCGCGGATAACTGGAACTATAACGCTTCCAACCCGTGCCTGCACTGTGGGGGTAACTACAACCAGAACCAGAACCACGGGTTGTTCTACGTGAACTACAACAACGCCAGCAACACGAACGCGAACATCGGCTGCCGCATCCTTGTTTTCGCCAGACCTCACCAGAGGTAACGGGCGAGTGCTTGGTTAGCACAATTTCGGTAGAACGGGCTCCTCACCCTTTCTATAAGGGCTGTCGTGCGTATATCGCACGGCACCCTTGGCGCGGGCAATCGCGTGCCCCTTGGCAAAGATTAACCGATAGGACATGGGTTAGTACCTCCTGTGAAAGCGGGACGTGGGAAAGCTCATGAGGTTACAAGGAGGATATTGTAACTCCTTATGAAACGTACAGCACATCTATACGAAGAACTCATTTCCCACGACAACCTGATGCTCGCACTAATTGAGGTAAACGCGAGCCACAGGTGGCTCCCTAAGCACAGGCCAAACAAAATTGTTGCATGGGTCGAGCAGGATATGGAAGCCCGTGTGAATGAGTTGAGAAAGATCATCGAACAGATCGTATACCACAAGAGACAGCTATCCAAACCAAAGCAGAAGCAGCGTTACGATAAGAGCGCAGGCAAGTGGCGCATTATCAACGAGCCGAAGCTGTGGCCCGACCAGTATATCCATCACGCACTCGTGCAGGTGCTGCAGCCTACCATGATGCGTGGGATGGACAGGCATTGCTGCGGAAGTATCAGATCGCGCGGTATCCACTACGGCAAGAAGAAAATCGAGAAGTGGATGGATACGGATGCGCGCGGAACGAAGTATTGCGAGGAACTCGACATACATCATTTCTACGACAGTATCGACCCGAAGTACATTATGGCTCGGCTCAGATGCCTTATCAAGGATTGGCGCGTGTTGAAAATCTGCGAGGAGATCCTGCGTTACGGCGTGCTGATTGGTCTTTACACATCCCAGTGGTTTGCGAATACACTCCTGCAGCCACTCGACCAACTCATTCGAGACAGCGGATTCTGTACTCACTATCTCAGATATATGGATAACTTTACCATATTCGGGAGCAACAAGAGGAAACTCCACAAGCTGAGAAAGCTAATTGAAGAATGGCTTGCAGAGGTCAATCTGTCGTTGAAGGAGAACTGGCAGGTGTTCCCGACTAAGAGCCGTATGCCATGCGCGCTTGGATACAGATTCGGTAGAGGCTATACCTTACTTAAGAAAAGGAACCTGTTCCGGTTGAAGCGGAAGCTCAACGAGTATTACAGGCGCCGGCGGAAGCACAGGAAGATCTCTGCAAAAATGGCAACAGGTCTGATCTCAAGGCTTGGTCAACTCAAGCATTGCAGCAATAAGAATGTCTATGAAAAGATCTATCACGGCAAGGTTCAAAGAGAACTGAAGCAAGTGATTCGAAATGATATGCGAAAGGAGCGATTAACGTGGAGTATGTATTTGGAACAAACAGCTATAGCGGCGTAGAGACTCTGCGTACAAAGGGGAGCGAGCACACAAATTTCGTTGGGTTCGTTGAGACGGTGCAGGAGTTCGATGACAGCACCATCACAGATACCTTCCATGTTGTCAGCAAGACAAAGTCCGATGATGACGCAGAAGGTAACTGCTATGACTGGTACATCATTGACAAACACAACCGTGTCATCGACAAGACCAAGCGCCTGAAGGCGAACATCGACGTGCTTGCCGCGACAATTCTGGAGGGGTAACAATGACAATGAAGATGGACAAGAATGATGTGGCGCGCCTGTATGAGAATCGTATGATCTCTGCCGTCGGCGTGCTGAACGCGATCCGCAGCAAGTGGATCACCACCGAGGATGCGGTTGAAATCCTTGGGTCAGACAATGCACTCAGCGTCATCAGATCCGCGAAGCTCCAGGAAATCTCAGAGGCGTGCAACAATACAATCGTTGCCGGCATCGACGTGGTGATCGGCGACCGGACTGATCACTTCAACCTCGCTCTGGAGGATCAGAGCAACATCAATAACTTGTTCCGCGTCGTGGAGCTGGGCGGTACTGAGTACCCATACCAGGCAGACGACGGGACATGTACCGTGTATAGCAAGCAGGAAATCGTTCAGATCTATATCGCCGCCCAGACTCACATCACGGTCAACACCGCGTACCACAATGCGCTCAAGGCGTATCTGCTGTCTCTGGAGGACACCGATGTGATCGGCGCAATCGAGTATGGTATGGAGCTTCCTGCGCCATACGCCGAGGAGTTGGCTACCAAGCTGGGTGTCGCCGAGAATCAGATGCAGATGATCGTGGCGAAGCTGAGCGAGGTGGGATAACTATGCACACCAAACTGGTGGAGATACTTTCGGATATCTGCATCAGGCAGGCGTCTGTCATCAAAGACCAAGCATTTGCTCTCGCTGCACTGGGAGCGGAAGTACGAGAGGACGAGGCGGCTGCTTTGCGCGACCTCCTCCGTTCTCTGATTGGAGATTGGAGTGATGATGATGGAAAAGAGTAAGCTGAGCAAGTGGGTGCTTTCCGGGCTTCTGTGGGTGTTCGGCGGCACCCTCTACTTCTATATGGAGGTTATGTGGAAGACGCTGAACAGCAGACCAGAGTCAATCAGTTGGACGATGCTGACACTGGCGATGATCCTGTGCATCCCTCTTGAACGATTCGGGAGTGAACTGCCATGGAACTGCCCACTGCTTTTGCAGGCGTCCATCTGTACTGTAGCAATCACAGCAACCGAGTTTATCGCCGGGTGCATCCTGAACCTCTGGCTCGGCCTGGGGATTTGGGACTACTCAAACGTCCCGTTCAATATCCTTGGGCAAGTGTGCTTGGCGTTCTCCGGCGTATGGTTTGCGCTGTCGATCTTTGCAATCATTCTGTTTGACTGGATACGGTACATCGTGGAGGGCGGAGAGAAACCGCATTATCGCATTGTATGAAAGGGAAATAAATGCCAAAATTCAACATCAATAAACTTCGGTCTGCTGGCCTGAGATACCTTGCCGCAGACACAGACGGTCAGATGTGGGCGTATGAAGCAATGCCCGTACGAGAAGATGGGCATTGGAGGCTGTCAGACAAACATATGTGCCCATCTGATTACGGTGAAGCATACCTGGAACATTGGAGAAAGGTAATGCGATGGAGGTGGAAGGGCAGGGAGTTCTGTCTTCCAGTCTATGATACGCCCGTCAAGCTGACATCCGATGACGACCCATATGACATTGTTCAACATGGGCTCGTGGATGGGAAAGACCTTAAGGCTTGGCCGGAGTTTATATAGAAGTCGTATTTTATTCAGCCTCGGCGGTGTGTCCTGCCAGGGCTGTTCTTGAAAGGAGGGGGACCTGATGGGAAGAAAGACGACTCGGAGTATGGCTGCTACGCCTGAGAAGCTGGCAGAGGTTAACCCAGAGAACATGCGGCTTAAGAAAGAATTTCTTGGCTACCTGAAATCTCTGAGCCGATCCAGCGAGACAATCAAGGTCTATGACTCCGACCTCAACATTTTCTTCTGCTGGGCGGTGGACAATGCCGCTAACAAGTTCTTCGTGGATGTGAGCAAGAGAGACATCGTGGCGTTCCAGAACTACATGCTGGAAGCCGGCTGCTCCGCTGCAAGGGTGCGGCACCTGAAAGCCGCGCTGTCATCTCTGTCCAACTATATCGAGAACATTCTCGATGACGAGTTCCCGAACTTCCGGCCCATCATCCGTAAGATCGAGAACCCAGCCAATGAGGCGGTGCGTGAGAAAACCGTACTCACCAAAGAGCAGGTTCAGTCCTGCCTGGATCATCTGGTCGAGCATAAAAAATTCAAACAGGCGTGCTTCTTTGCTTTGGCTGCCTACTCTGGCAGACGCAAGGCGGAGCTTGCACGCTTCAAGGTAACGTACTTCGACGACGCCAATATTATTTGCGGGTCGCTCTATAAGACGCCTGAGAAAATCAGGACAAAGGGTCATGGGAGAAACGGCAAGATGCTGACCTGCTATACGCTGTCCAAGCCGTTCAAGCCCTATTTCGATCTGTGGATGGAGGAAAGGAAGCGCCTCGGTATCGAGAGCGAATGGCTGTTCCCAGATGTGCATGACACTACAAAGCCTATCGGGGTATCAACAATGAACAGCTACGCAAACAGCTTCTCCCGGATCATGGGCGTTCCATTCTACATGCACGCCCTCCGACACTTCATGACATCTGAACTGGCGAGAGCTAACCTGCCTGACTCCGCAATCCAGATGCTGATCGGATGGGATAGCGCAGATATGGTTGGCGTGTATAAGGACATTGACGCTGACGAGGAGTTCAGCAAGTATTTCAAAGACGGTGAGATCGTAGCGCAGAAGGCTACGAGTATTGAAGACCTATAGGGAGGTGGGTTCATGGCTATGAGTTTTACACCGAGACTGACCCGCCCAGAAGCGGGTAACAAATACTACATCACAAAGGCTGCCGGCGGATACTCGTCCGCTATCAAAGGTAGCCCAACCGACGCACACTGTGATGTCCTGTCGAACTGCGTAGGGTACGCATACGGCAGATTCAATGAAATCGCCGGAGAGGGTGCCTGTAAGTATCTGAGCCCAACCAATGCGGAGAACTTCATCCAGTATGCGGGTGGGCTTGAAGTCGGTCAGACACCCAGGCTCGGCGCATGTATGGTCTGGCAGAAAGGCGCGACGCTGAAAGGATCTGACGGCGCAGGACATGTCGCTATCGTGGAGCAGATCATCAGCCCCACTGAAATCATCACATCCGAGAGCGGATGGAAAGCCAAGAAACCATTCTGGACTCAGAACAGGAAGAAGGGCAACGGGAACTGGGGACAAGGCAGCGCTTACAAATTCCTTGGCTTCATCTACAACCCCGCTGTCAATGTTGTATCGACAGAGAAAGGAGATGGTGTGACGATGAAGTACACTTCTGCGAACCCACCCATGCAATGCTTCATGCGGCAGAGTACCTGGTATCGCGAAGCAGGCAAGACTACCATCAAGGGCGTACTGTGGCATTCAACAGGGGCCAACAACAAGACCGTGAAGCGCTACGTCCAGCCTGACGACAATGCTCCAGACCGGGAGAAGATACTTGAGATCATCGGTGTCAACAAGAACGGCAATGATTGGAACCATCAGAAGCTGAAGAAGGGTGTCCACGCTTTCATCGGTACACTCGCTAATGGGGATGTGGCGGCTGTTCATGTCGGCCCGTGGGATAAGAAAGCATGGGGTTGTGGTTCAGGGAGCAAGGGTTCCTGCAATAACGGCTGGATTCAGTTTGAAATCTGTGAGGACAATCTGAATGACCCTGTGTACTTCGAGAAAGTGTACCGTGAGGCGGTGGAGCTGACAGCTTATCTGTGCAAGCTCTACAATCTCAACCCACATGGGACTGTTACATATTGCGGTGTCAAGGTTCCTGTCATTCTGTGTCATCAGGACAGCTACCAGCTTGGGCTTGGTTCCCCCCACTCCGATGTGCTTCACTGGTTCCCGAAGTATGGGAAGAGTATGCAGACTGTTCGTGACGATGTTGCCGCATTGCTTGCGGGATCGAATGACAATACAGGGGAGGATGAAGATATGGATAATGCACGTTTCAAAGAACTTTTCAATAATATGCGTTCTGAATGGCAGGACAATGACTGCGGGTCTTGGAGCCAGGAAGCCCGTGACTGGGCGACAAGCACCGGCCTGATTGCCGGTGGCGGGAAGATGCCGGATGGCACTCCCAACTATATGTGGGCTGACATGCTGACCCGTGAGCAGGCTGCTGCTCTGTTCTACCGGTTCGCTCAGATGATGGGTAAGGTGTAATACCATGACCATCAAGATTGAGCGCGGGAGGAAGAAGCCCAGGCGGCGTAAGAAGAAGCGTCCAAGCATCGGGTTCACCAACCGGCTCGCTCTCTACCTCATGATGTTCCTGTTGGCGGGTCTTGTTGGTGGGTTCATCCTCGCTTGGAGGAGTATTGAGTTCCAGTATATGGGCGCTCTCGCGTGCTTCACCGTGGTGTTTACCCCGGTGGGTACGGCAATCGGTATCGTGCTGAACAGCATCGTACATAAGAGCGACCATGAGAACACCGGCGCTGACGGTGAGGGAATCAAGTTCGCCGCTGCAAAGGCGACAGGATTCGTACAGGATGATGTGGTAGAGGACAGCCCTGCAATATAACTTAGGAGGAAACGAATATGGAACACTATATGCAGCTTATTGTTTCTATCCTCGCAGGTCTGGCGACCGCTATTCCTCTGGCTATCAAGCTGGTGGAGTATGTCCGTAAGGCCGTGAAGGAAAAGAATTGGCCAGAGGTTGTAAGCCTTGTTATCGAACTGATGTCAGAGGTTGAGGGTAAGATGGAAGTCGGGGCGGATAAGAAAACGTACGTCCTGGCGGTGTTGAAAGCCTCTGCTGATACTATCGACTATGACCTGGATGAAAACGATTATAAGAAAATCGGGGATCTTATCGACAGTATGTGCGACATGAGTAAAGTTCTGAATGCGAACAAGTCTGCTGCCGCTAACGGAAAGAAGGAGACAATGTAACTTTCAGGAGGTATGCAACATGAATCTCGGAGAAATCGCCGGGTGGAGTGGGGGTGCATTGCTCTTGCTCCTCACGTTTGTCCAGATTGCACCAATCAAGATTAACCCGTGGTCTGCTATCGTGCAGAGCATCGGGAAGGCACTCAATGGGGATGTGCTAAAGAAGCTGGATGTTCTTGAGGAAGGCCAGTTAGAAACCAGGAAGCGTTTGGATAAACATATCCGGATCGACGATGATCGCAATGCAGATACACATCGTTCCCGGATCTTACATTTCAACACGGAACTGCTCCGTGGTAATAAGCACACGCGGGAAGACTTTATCGAAGCTCTTGCGGAGATTGACTTTTACGAACGATACTGTCGGGAACATCCAGACTATGAGAACAACCGCGCAGTTCTCGCCATCGAGAACATAGAACGTGTGTATAAGAAACTTATGGAGAACGGCGGGTTCTTGCAAGAGACCTAAAATTTGGGGGTCACCTTTTACGAGGTGGCTCCCATTTTTTTGCGAAAAAAATAAGGCAGGACTGAATGACTCAGCCTGCCTTACTCTGGTTGCCTACTTATAACAGCGCTCCATGCACTGGAACGATCTTATAAATGGGCACAACTATGTAATCACTCATGCCTCTGATGAGTGACCCAAATCTGTGTTGGTGTTGTATGAGACTCTCCCCTCTGGACGACACAAAGTTGACACAGTTTTTGACACAGATTTGCATGGAATTATGGGGAGCTTTGTGGATTTACATATCTGAAATGTTTTGAAAAACGAGATATGTTGGGCTTTATTGAGCTATATGTGGGTATGAAAAGTTCGGAAGTCCCACGATGCCAAGTTTCATAGTTAACTTCAGCTCCTTCAAAAGTCCTGATTTTTCAAGGGGTTCGGGGTTCTGTCATTCGGTGTTGACACAGAATTGACACAGTTTTGACACAGTTTCATAGTGAGACCGTCTGTCTGTGCTGCTCGAACTGCCTGACCCCGGCTGCCAAAGACTCGTCTGTGACATGGACGTATCTGTCCATGGTGGTCTTGATGCTGGCATGTCCCAAAAGTTTTTGAAGGGTCTTGGGCTGCATACCAGACTCGATGCAGCGCGTGGCATAGGTGTGCCTGAGCGCGTGCATACAGAACCGTGCGATACCGTTTTCATCACAGACTTTATAGATGTGCGTGTCGTAGCTGCTGTTCTTTGTCGGCATCCCTGTGCGGAAGTTCAAAAACACCAGCTCCGCCATAGCAAACTCTCTCTCGTCGCCTGTGCGCCGGTCGATGTACGTCAGCCGTTCTGACAGGGACGGAGACTGCTTGCGAAATTCTTTTGTGGCTTGGACGGCTCTTAGGATGTCATAGGCTCGATCTGTCATCGGAAGTGTGCGGTAGCTTGCTACGGTCTTGGGCGGCCCAGCTCTCCATTGCCCCTGCTTGTGACGGTACTCCAGCGTCTTGTTGACTGTGAGCGTGCGCTTCTCCCAGTCGATTGCGTCCCACGTCAGACCAATCATCTCACCGGTACGGAGTCCAGTCTCCAGAACGAGAGCATACTGGAAGTAGTTGTGGGTACTCCTGCACGCCTCCAGGAACCTGTCCTGTTCTTCCACAGTCAGGAAGTGAATGTCGTCTACGGCGCGGACAGGCTTCGTATAACGTACCCCGTCCATAGGATGCGCACTGATCATCCCATTCATCTTTGCCGCCTTGAACATAGACCCCATAGCGATGTACGTCTGACGGATAGTTGAACCTGCATAATCGGCTTCCATCCGGTTGAGTATCATCTTACAATGCATGGGTTTGACATCCGATAGCTTCATTGCGCCGATGACTTCCTTGATGTTGTGACAGTACCGTTCCCTATAGTTCCGCTTTGTGTTTGGTGACAGACCGCCGAGGAGTTGGTCATGCCAAAACGAGAACCACTCGTCTACCGTCATGCTGCTTGAGACAACGGGCGTCCCATGTTTCTCCTTATACTTAACTTCCTCTAACCAGTTGCGAGCGTCTGGGAGGGAGCGGAAGTATTTCTCAAACAGTCCACCCGTCTTGCTCTCGTACCTTACATAATAGCGCCCATCCTTTCTCTGACATATTCCTTTGCCACATTCTTTGCCTTTAAGGTTTTTGCCCATTTTAGAAACTCCTTCCCGGCGAACGAGGGAAGAGTCTCATACAACGAATTGTATTGTAGCATATCGGACATTTTTTCTCAAGAGTCAAATCATCAACTTATCACTGATGAATTGCTCAAACTCCCTCCTCTTCACCAGTTTTTTCGTGCCAACAAATAGGACGAACGGGCATTCAGGTTTCTTCAACATGCTGTCGATCTTGTTGATCCCTATGTTGCTGTACTCTGATGCTTCGCGGATCGTCAACGCTAACTTGAGATTGATTGGCACCTTCTCTTCATGATCCATTACCTTCCTCCTATGTAGCAGCAGAGCTGCCGTCGTCTAAGACAGCAGCCCTGCTTTTGCGATAGTGCTTCATCAACGGCCCGTAGAGCCCATACCGCCGTCCCTGACGGCCTTTGCGTCGTCGTTGTATGTAATCCCATACGGGATAAAGATCGCCTGCATAAAGCCATCTCCGGCGTTTACACACAGGGTTTTGTTCTCCCGTGTGTCGTTGGTAATCTTGATGAAGATGTGACCCTCATTCGAGGAGCCGTAGTAATCTTCATCGATCACGCCCACCGTGTTGTCAAGTTGAATGCGGTACTTGAACCCCATGCCGCTGCGCGGGAGGGCGGCGAGCCACCACCCGGAATCGATCTTCACACGGATACCTGTCGGCACCTTGATCGTACAGCCCGGCGCCAAGTCAAACCTGATTGGTGACTTGAAGTCGTATCCAGCCGACCCTGACGTTGCCCTTGTCGGCAGCTCAATGCCGTCGTACAAATCACGGATAACACTGTCATCCATGCTGAAGCAGTCTTTGATGGCGGTATAGAACTGCTCATAGCTTACCTTTTCAAACTTACCTACTCGCTCCATTGTCTTCCTCCATGTATTCTATGTGTGCCGTGCTAAGGCGAAACACTGTATCGTGAGGGAGTTGCTTCACATACAGTATGCGATGGAACCTGTGCCCTCTGATATTGTTAATGGACGCGCTTATGAACTTGATATAGCTCCCATTATTGAACGTGATGAACTGGTCATTCGACCTGTTGATATGCCCGTCAACAGCGGAGAGCATTTCGATATCTTCTTTGATCAGGTCGTATGCTTCTGCGCAGGCACACTTCGCGTCCGCGATAGTACGTGTGACTATACCAACATGGTATCCTGGTTTGTTCACACACGTCCTGATTGCCTTGAGCAAATCAAGGAAGCTGTATTCCGCTATCATTTATCCATCATCTTCTTGATGACATGGTAGATGACATTGCCAAGGAGCGCGCCGGCTGTAGCAGTCAGGAGCGTTTCCAGCGGAGACACCACGATGACGCTATCCAGGTCAACACCATACTCCACACCGTCTTCACCCTCATTGTATACAGTAGTGGTACAGGGCGGCGTCGGGTCACTAAAGGAAGTGACAGAGTGGATCTTTGTCACCCTGCCGTTCTCGTTGTATTGGTACTCAGTATCCGTGGTAGTTGTCGGTTGTACGATACACATATCAGTTCTCCTTTTTTTACACAATCCCATAGCTCCCGTATGGGCATTTTACTCTTCTCAGGATGTCGCTCGCGAGAGTGTCATAATCCTCTTTGCAGCCATCGTATTGCGCGCAAACAACACCATGGTCGTCCAGGAACGCGCGCATTACGTTGGACAGTTCGTCACTCTCGGCTTCAGTCTGGAACCGGCCAGACGGGTTGTAGGGCTTTACCCTATTGATGAAAACATTCATGGAGTCGTAGGAGTTGAACACCTTCATGATCAGCGCGTCGAACTCCTTGCCAAGAACTTCATCATTTGCGTAGAAACTTGACAGCAGAATTGGAGAGTCGGTGATGACCACATCCACTTTACCTTGGACACGGCTGATGCGGAAATACTGCTTACCGAAGATATATGCTTGGTTTTGGAATACGGCCTTACTTTCCTCCCACACTTTGTCCTTTGCGAACTCAGTTACCAGTTCTGCATTGATGCCGGCCATTTTGAGCTTGGAGAATATGTAGGCCGCGCCGGTTGATTTGCCGGCGCCGGGAGCGCCAAAAAGATTTACAACAAGCATTTGTCTGCCCTCTTTCTTCATTTCGTTTTCACATACAGCCCACAGTGGCATGTGCCACTTTCCATCTCACGGAACTCTCTGCACATACACTTGGTGTCATCTGTTCTCACCAAAGAGCATGGGCAGTATCCTCCGTTTTCCTTGAGCTGTTTACGAATCTCCTCCACAAGTTTGCTGTCTGTGTTAACTCTGATACTCATGGCAATCCTCACTCTTTCCCGTAATTTTCTCCTTCAGCCGCAGCCTTCTCCATCTCGTTGCGAAGTTTGTCACGGTAATACTGATGGATGCCCATCTCTCCGTATCTCTCTGCTTCGATATCGACCCACGATTTTGCTGTCAGATGTATGATTCCCTTTTTCTCCACGTTGTCCATATAGGAAGACGCGATGATATACGGGTAGTACGGTACGCAATCCGCACGGCAACGGAGCTCAAGCGGTTCGCGGCTGTCGCCTACATACACCTTGCTGTTTAAGATACAGTCAAGACCGAAGATATCAATCTCATCGAAGAAGTCACACTTACCTGAGAACCCGCTCATGATTTTCACCCCTTATATTCGTTATGAAATTCGCTCTGCGTACTGGTTGTCACTGGCGAGAGTTACCCCCAGTATCTCGTCATATCTGCTTTGCCTGTTTGGGATGTAACGACCAAACTTGATGATGATATTATTGAACCCCTTGAGAACATCGAGCGCGTCTTTGATCTCGTCAGGGTAGTATCCGGTGTAAATCACCACGTCGTCGTCACACATAAACTCTGTGCGTAGCAGATATATGAAATGCTGAAGTTCCTCGAATTGCTCGAAAGGTTCCAACCCTCCAAATATGACTGCGTGTGTTACCGGGTTATTGATGTACCGTTTGCACAGGTCACGATCGTCTAAAAAGACGGGGGCGCGTGAGCGCCACCCGTCATTTTGACATACCGACAGAGGGATACCGGCTTCGATACAGCACTTCCCTCCGCAGGAGATTGTGCCGATAAACATAGCCGGGGTGTGGTAATCATCAAACCTTTCGTCGATGACTGTCTTCATCCTCATTAGAGCTGCACCCTATCTGAGAACTCAGCCTTCTTCCCGCGATTGAAGTTGTCCACATCGCGGAGATAGCCTGTGATACGCTGGTACTTTCTGAGCCGCTTCTTGCAGTACGGGCATTTGTCAACCCTCTCCGCAATATAGCCGTGGTCGTCGCAGTACCGTGAGATGGGGGACAGACTCATGTACGGAACCTTATAATTCTCGCACATCGCCTTCACGATAGCCTTCGCCTGTTCACCGCTGATTGCACCGTTCTCCCAGATGTGGATGACAGTGCCGCCGGTGAACTGAGTCTGCAGTTCCTCCTGGTGCTTGAAGGTGCTATCGATACCCTCAATCAGTTTGACGGGGATGTGACAGCTATTGGTATAGTAGCAGTCGAGGCCGCTGCCCTGTGTGATGATGTCCGGGTAGAGCTTACGGTCAGCCAACGCGAAGCGGTAGCAGGTGGACTCAGCCGGCGTTGCTTCATAGTTGTAGAGGTGACCGGTTTCCTCCTGGTAGGCCAGCAGGCGGTTGCGAATGTGGTCGCCCACCTCGACACAGAACTGCTTGGCGTCAGGATCGAGGATGTTCTTGCCCATGAAGTTCTCACACATCTCGTTCATGCCACACACACCGATGGTGGAGAAGTGGTTATTGATGGTGCCAACATACTCCATGTACGCCGGGATCATATGCGTGTCGATGATCTCCGTCTGGAGCCACTGGCGCTTGATCTCAAGGCTGTCCCTTGCGATGTCAAGATACTTGTCCAGCTCCTTGAAGAACGACTCCTTGTTCCCCTTGTTCTCGTACCCGAGCCTTGGGAGATTCAGAGTCACGACGCCGATTGACCCAGTGGAGTCGCCGGCGCCAAACAGGCCACCGTTGCGGTGGCGCAGCTCAGACAGGTCAAGCCGCAGACGGCAGCACATAGAGCGCACGTCAGAGATATCCAGGTCGCTGTTGATGAAGTTCGCAAAGTACGGGGTGCCGTACTTGCCGGCCATCTCCCACAGCATTTCGTTGTTCGGGTTCTCCCAGTCGAAGCGCTCGTGAATGTTGTATGTCGGGATGGGGTAGGCGAACAGCTTCCCATCCGCGTCACCGTTCAGCATGATCTCGAAGAAGACACGGTTGAGCAGATCCATCTCCTGCTGACATGATCCATACGTGAAGCTCTGGAGCTTGCCGCCCACGATGACATACTCGTCAAGCATGTCCCTTGGCGGGGTCAGGTCAAAGGTGATATTAGAAAACGCCGGCTCTGCGCCGGCGCGGCTGTTGGAGTTGATACTGAAAATGAAGTTCTGCATGGACTGCTTCACTTCATCGTATCCGATCTTGTCCGCCTTGATAAACGGGGCGAGCAGAGTATCGAACCCGTTCAGTGCAACGGCGCCCATGATCTCGTTCTGGAAGATGGTCACCAGATTTGCAATCTGATTGAGTACGGAGTCGAAGTGCTTCGCCGGCGCTGAGGTCGGAACGCTCGGGATGTGCCGCACACCCTTGAGCAGGATATCCTTGAGGGAGTAACCCACACAATAGAGCGTCAGGCCGCCCAGGTCATGAATGTGGATATACCCATCGACATATGCCTGCGCGATGTATTCGGGGTACACCTCACGAAGCCAGTAGTCCTTACTAACCTCTGAGCCGATGTACTTGTTCATCGCGCCGAAGCTGTATGGTGCGTTGGAGTTTTCCTTAACTCTCCAGTCCTTCTTCTCCAGATAGGACTCAACAATGTTCTTGCTACTTTTCATCTGATGCCTCCTTATATGTATTTGCCCAGTTGATTGCTGCGCCGCAATCATAAAGCTGCCCATCCACAGACAGCACCGGGACTTTTGTAATTCCAAGAGAGAGCATCTTTTCGACGGAGGTTTCCTCCGTGTATTGGATCTTCTTCTCGTCCAGCAATGCTTTGAGCGCCCTACAGTTTGGACACCCAGTGGTATACATCGTGACCACCTTGTATCACCTACCTCTCGTTCGCGATCTTGCAGACCTCGATATATGCTTCATCCCAGTTCATGACCCTGACAGAGCCAAGCACAGATGCGTCTATACCGCGATTGTGTATCGCGTCCATCAGGATCTTCCTGTATGAGCCGCCGTAATGGTTGTGAACGCCATCATCAATCAGCACATCGCCATTGATAAGCTGCTTACGACTGGTGACGATCACATCGTCCCACGTCAGGAAAGGGAAGTATTTGAACAATACCTTCTCCGCCTTTGCTCTGATGGTGACATAGGTAGAGGCGGTCACAATCAGAACATCGTGACCGTCCTCGATCATCTTCTGTAAAGCCTCCACTGCGCCGTCGATAGGCTTGACCCAATCCCAGAAGTCATCTTCGAGCAGAGGCGCGTAGACTTGCTCCCTGGTAAGCGTTGGGAATGCCTTGGACACATCCCACTGATTCACGGCTTCGTACGGTACGTTGGTCCCGTACTTCCAATTCAGGTACTGACACCATGCGAGGGACAGACCCTCTATCGTGTCGTCCATATCAACAAGCACAGTCAGCTTCCGCATAGCTTACACCCTGTTGCTCTCTTTATGAGCCGTCATATAGTCGTCAATCGTTATCTGATTCGGATCAACATACGGCTCGTCCTGTTCTTCCTGGTGTGATTTGCTGAGATAGTGCGGCATATCGTCAAACTGCGTCTGACCAAGTTCTTCGTGGTGGATGATCGCAAGGATGTTCCATGCGGCGGCAGACAGGTGGTCTTCATCGTCCATGCCCATAATGAACTTGTCAATATGCCGCTTCGCGGAGTCTATGTATCGGGAGAACGGCATACCCTTCTCCCAGTTGCGGTCAGCATACTTCCGGCTGCCGGCCTCATACCACATGGCAAGGCGCCTCATACCGAATGGCGTAATCAGATCATACCGACCTTTCCCTGTAGACGGCTCGCGAATCGCCATGCCTTCGCCGTATGTCATACGCTCTCCACCATCATTGATCTTCTCATCCGTATAGCTCATTTTGTTTCACCCTTTCTCGGCATCAGGCCGCATGTCTTCCTCTCCTTGCAGAAGCCAACGTACTTACACTTCGGCATGAAGTAGTTGTCCACAACGTATGCCCACTCGGGCGAGTATGCGTGGAGTGCGTCACGCACATCACCAAAGAGTCCTCTGAACTCATGGTATGCCCGTGAACACAGCCTCTGGTGTGACATATCAATCAGATTGCGGAGGTTGTGTTTGCATACGATCTTCGTGGTCATACCAAGCGGAAGACCAAGAGCGGAGTCCTCACGGGGGACACCGGCCTTCTCCAGATCCTTCAGACCGTACGCAATATCAGCCATGAGGCCAGCATAGATATCGCTTGCCACGGGGTTGTTCTGGATACTCGGTGGTGTTACGAAGTCAAACCCATGCTCGTAGTCGATATAGCGTGTGCTTGCCTGCAGCCTGGTTGGAGCTCCGCCGACGTGCGTATACCACTCGCGGATGACCCTTGCGGAGTATCCGTCAAGGATCATATACACATCAGGGAACTCAAACGTTCTGCCATGCTCGCTTTCGAGGCAATCAAGGCCGCGCTTGTAGTTCTTCTCCTGGTTGGTGATGTCTGCACCCCAGCAGACACCGGCTTCCTCACCAATCATTGAGATTGGAGAGTGATATGTAAATCGCTGAATTGTTACTGTTCCCATTCAATTCCTCAACTTTCATATGGTGAGGGGAGACTATAATCCCATGTGGAGTAGTTCCCCTTGTAGGCATTACGGAAATGGTTATGAGATCCATCTCCATGGAAATAGGTATAGTCTTTTGGCAGCACTCTGCCGACTGACACCTCTCCGTTTCTCTCTGCATTCCACCTTGAAAGTACATCCAGAGCGAGATCATATAGATCGTCTCTGACCGGGGTATCACTGACGTACGCAAACTGGTTAGGGGCAGTCATGACATAGGCGATCGTGTCACCATCAAATTCATCACTGTCCACGCGATTGCAGACGCACCATGCAACACATGCTTTCTCCGTGTCGCTTGGAATACCACCGCACTCGCGATACAGCAGCTTCGCCATCATGACGACTTCTTCCTCGGTGTAGTACATGATTTCCGTTTCTTCCTCGATGCCAGCACTGGCTACATCGTTTTCTTTTATTTCATACGTTGGCCTTGCTTCTTCCACCGGACGTGCCGTATGCCTGAACATCGTTGGTGCTGCAGAGGTAGCCGGCACAGCCGACGCTGTATCGCGTACCATATTGCATCCAGCGCTGATCATAACGGACGCAGTCCATATAGCAGTGATCAACAGCAACGTAATAAAAATCAAAGAGCGTTTCATAGAGTACCTCCAATTACTACGGCAGCGAAAAAGACGACGCCGAAGCGCCGCCCATTCGCTGTATCGTAGTCTACTTAATGTTGTGAGCAGATTTACTCCCCAGCGTTCAGGATATCCATAAAGCTGCTCTCGTCGATCTCGTCCGGTTCCTCATCTGGTTTCTTTGCGTCATATGTATCAATCTTGAACGACACGCTTCTTGCTGATTGCCACTGTCGCGGTGTGTATCCTGCGGTGGTTGAGCTCATATATGGGCTCTGTACCCACCACGCATCGTAACCAGAATCGTATGTCCCATCGAACATCGGAGGACCTGGGACGAGGTAGAACTTGTCCTGCTCTACGCCTTCAGATAAGACGATTGGTATACCGTTGTATCGTGCGATATATCCATCTCCGACCACGCCGCCTTCCGCGAGGTCGCTTGTGTTTGATACCATAGCCCGTGCTGTATCAGGGTGCATGACGATTCTATTCGGGATTCGACCTGATTGCGCGGTCATGATATCTACCATCCGGCTTAGTTCTTGCTCAAAGTCCATTCTTCCTGACCCTCTATTGGTGAGATCCGACAGCTTGGAAGAATGTGCTCTTTCATCAGCTTATCAAAGCATTCACAGCACAGGTCGAGGTTGATTACCTCGCCGTCGAACTCGCTTCCATATCCAACATGATGGTGAAACCCAAATTTCTCTTGTGCATCCCACATGTCGAAATCCTTCCCGCACATATTACATACCAGCTTTGTCATTCCATCTCATCCCTTTCTTCCATAGTGTTTCTTACGCAACTACCGACATACGCCACTCTTCCATACTGTGGCATATCTCTGGGCGGGCGTACTCAGGCAGGTTGACCGCTGTGATCAAACCAGCAAGGTCTGGACATACTGCGTTCCCGCACTTCTCCATCTGCTCGGCGTTGGTCATCTTCCTGCCTTCGTAGTCTTCCGCGAACATGTAGTCAGGAGCGAAGCCCATAGCGCGGTACGCCTCTTTCGCCTTCAGCATCCGCAGGCCGATATCGGTCAGGAAATACCAATCCCCATCAATCATTCTCAGAAGGACTTCATCATCCTTCAGGTCGTAACCAGCCCACTTATTCAGCATGGCTCGTATCTCAGGCCAACGTCCCATATTCACGCCATCCCGATACTTTGCCACCATCGTATGTATCACAGCAAACTCACCGGCGGATGCCGTCACAGTCTGCAAAGGCTGAGACAGGTGCTGCCCTATGTTGTCGCCCTTGAACTTGCACACATGGGCGAGAACGAGACCTTCTCTATCCCGAGCCGTCACAGTATGAAGCGGCTCACGGATATCCTGTCCATGGTCGTCGTTCCCATAATACTTGGTCAGGATAGGAACCACGACGCCATAGCGATTAGATGCGTCCAGGGTCATGATAGGCTCATTGACACCCTGACCACGGACTTTCTCAGACTGCTCTGTATGATACTGAGCGAGGTATGGTGTCTTCACTCCATCGGACGAACGCACGACATATATGTCGTTGGACTTCAGGATAAACTTGTCCAGTCCTCTGGTGATACGCCTCATGGTATTATCCCTGAGAGGACGCACGGCACGTATGGAATACTGCTCCATAATCTCCTGCTTCGTATCAAAGATACTTGGCGCCGGGATGTCGTAGTCAAGGATGTCGGCGACCTGACGCCACGGCTCAAGCTCCCCGCGCAGTACGGCTTCACTGTCACGCTTCGCGTGTGTCTGCTTCGGCCAGACGATAGGCTTCCCATCACAGCGGAACACACCGAAGAATCTTGTGCGTGTGGTATACACACCGTAGTCTGCCGCGCATAGCTCACGCCACTCCATCTTGTACCCAAGACCATGAATCAGCTTCTGAGCTTCATCACCCCTTGGGTCGATGTGTAGAAACTCACAGCACTCATATAGCGCCGGATGGTCTGGCTCGATACCGGTGGTCAGGATTTTCACAAACCCGTCAAAGGTTTCTCCAGCCCGTGACTGGTCGGGGTACTGTTTGCCGTCGCGTTCAATGAGCGGTCCCCATGTCCTGATTTCTGGTACGTTCTCCATAGCCATGACCCTCGGCCTTACGCTGAGCGCCCACTTCACAAGCACCCATGACAGGCCACGGATCTCTTTCTTCACAGGGGTTCCGCCACGGGCACGGGAGAAGTGAGTACAGTCTGGTGAGAACCACGCGAACCCCATAGGGTAGCCGCCACAGAACTCCTTCGGATCAACGGCAAACATATCCTCTTTGTAGTGTTCCGTGAACGGGTGGTTGGTCTTGTGCATCCTGATGGCGGCGAGGTCGTGGTTGACCGCGCCTACCACAGGGATAGTCGTGTACCGGACGATGCCGTCCGTGCTTCCTCCGCCTCCGCAGAAGAACACGCCGGCTACCTCGTCCGTCTTAATCTTTGCTCCGTATATGGTTGCCACCTCCGGTTATCTTATTGTGACACGCAGCTCTACTGTCCTGCCATCTTTCAGCGTCCACTCATACCCGCTTGACGTTGCCTTTGAACAACTGATTCCTCCGAGAAGTTCCTGTACCATGTAATCTCTCACAGCGCACAATGCTTCATCGGTACACTCAGTCTTGTTCTGCCACAAGCCCTTATTCTTGCTGTTCAGTGTTCCGGCATAGATGGCAAACGCCCCGCATCCGACATGATATTCTGCCACTTAAATCACCGATCCCTTTCGTGAGCCATCACATGTTTTCGAGGCTTTCAATGAAGGCTTGCATAAATGAAGTCCTTTGCTTTGCGCGCTCCACTTCTGCCTCACATCTTTCTTTCGCGCGCTTAACATCATCTTCAGAAAGTTTTATCAGTTCATCCATATACTTTTGGACAGCCTCATCACTTTCATCCAGCTCGCTTGCGATATCATTACGGTATGTGTCAAACATCAATGGAGTATATACACACATACCTATTTGGCTCAGAGCGAACTCCTTAATCCCTTTATGTTCTTCAGATGGAGGAACCCACGCCTCGACCTGGCGGCGGACATTCTCATATTTCTTGTTGATCTCTTCCATCATTTTGAGCTGCCGTTTTGCGCGCTCTACTCTGCTGGTATGTTCCGCCCGCATATGATCCCTTGCTTCTGCGAATGACATGTTCTTAACAACCTGAAGCTCTTTAACTGAGTCCTCATATCTTTTCTGGTAATAAGGGTCAGGTTCAAAATGAGTTGGCGTCGGAACAGACAGCGGTTCATCACGAACGTCGATTGCCACTCCAAACGCCCGTGAACAAAGCATTAGAAAATCTTTCCCGGTAGTGATATCTCCATCCTCGATATAAGCTGTGTATCCAGTTGGCATATTCTCACCTCGCACTTCAAAAATAAAAGTTATCTTTCATCATGTAATTAGAATGAATCTCTGACTCTAAATTGAACCAATGTGCAGAATTGTACGCCACTATAAAGCCTTTCTCGCTTCACCTCTCTGAGTGAAACAGAATAGTGATTTCGACCGTTGAAACTTCGTCGCAATTTCTGAATCGCTTCTTCAACTTCGGCATCGTGTTCTTCCTTGTTGTCAGTTTCTGTAGTTATCGCATATACTGTTCCACTCCAATCCCCAGCAAGTAGCAGGTTTGGAAATGGGATTTTTGTGATCTCGACAGAGCTACCCATCGCTGGATACTCGGGCTCTTCAAAAGGTATACGGGTGATTGGTTCCGACATACTCTCCCACGACCACCCACAGTTATGACACTCTTTGCGGTGGATAGGAGGCATAATATCTATCTGGACTCCCAACAAATCATGCCCACATTTGGGACAGGTTTCAATGATCATACTTCCTCCCGTCTGAATAAAAGTAGAATTTTATACACGCATTCAGGCTACACCTGCACGCTGGTTGCCATGCGGCCGTCTGTCACAAAGATCATAGTCATACGGTTTGCCTGTTCGCTTTCCTCGTACTCCGCATCGTCCATGATGATGTCCTCACTGACAATGCTCTGCACGAGTTCCTTGATACTTCCATGGAACTCATTCGCGAGGATCGTTGCGAACAGGTCTAACCGTTCATAGTCTGATTTGCTCTCCAGCGTCATCATGGCAGTCTCGCCTCGCTCGAAATCCCTGTAGTAGGTATTCTGAAAACGAAGGTACGTGTATAGATCGATCTCCGCTTTTCCGAGGTTCACCCATCTTCTTGTGCCGCTCTCTCTGTAGCGAATTGTGAGTGTCGGAAACAGGTTGGACTTTGATGATATCCATCCGCCGTGCCGCACCGCCTTTACCTTATACTCAATTAAGTACCGCACAGCTCACACCATCCCTAAATGCTTTCAGGCCGCTGATGGCCTTCTCCTGTTTCGCAATGCGGCTGTATAGAGAGGCGATGGTACGTTCTACCTCCCGCCCATCCTCGGAGTAGTAGTACCCATGCCGGCACGAACAGATCGGCTCTCCCGCAGACCTTGTTACGTTAATCATGGCGCGCACATCAATCCCGCTGACACACATAGCGTCTGCAATCTGAGCGCCCGTGATGGGATTGTGTGGCCCATTGCTATGGGCTTTTATGTATTCAGTGATAGGCTCCATACGGTTACCTCCAGGCTAAAATAAAAGATGCTCATAATCGAGCATCCTGAAGTAGATCTTGTCTCGTTCCCACCGCTTGCAGATGATGATGTCGCCCTCACGAATCGGGTCTTGGTCGAACCTCTTCTTGAACACTGTCATCCTGCTTTCCTTTCCGCTCCCTATGGACTGTGTCAGGACGCTGTATCCAAACACCTCGTTGTCCTTCTTGCGGCGGACAGGGTAGACATTGGTGATGAAGAGTTTGTTGCGGTCACATTCCTCACCAGACACATAGCCTGCGTATCCCATGATATCCCGGAAGTTCTTGGCCTTCATGAACACGGACAGGTCGTTGACATGCGATCCTTTGATGAAGTGTTCAATGTCATGCAGAAGCTCGTCCATCTCTGTGATCGTGTAGCTCTTGGCATCTTCACCGCTTTTGGTCTTACCAGTTGCACACTTTTTGACGATGCGCTCCAGCCACGTCCCGTCAATGTTCTCCTTGCGAATCTTCTTCGCGTCACCTTTTTTGAAGAGTTCAAACATCTCAATAATCTTGAACAGCTCACGCTGGTTACCGAACATCGAGAAGTAGTCGATCTTAATCAGTATGTCGAGCTGTCTGGAATCAATGGACGTTTTGGTGTTGATGTCACGAAGCAGGTCAATGAAGTAGTTGTAGTGGTTGGACTTTGACAGCGCATACAGCTCGTCCGCCCCGGCCATACTCATATACTTGACGCTGCTGACACCTTTTGCTATGACGTTCTTTTCTTTGTCAAAGAAGTATTCTCCCTTTGACACGCCGAACTTTGGCTGGATAATCTTGATGCCGCGCTGACGAGCCAGCATTGTTCCGTTCTGGATATCATCTTCGTTGGCGGCGTTGTTCAGGAACGATGTGATAAATTCGATTGGGTTGTAGTACCGATAGTAGGCACACAGGTACCCAAGCAAGCAGTACGCAACCGAGTGGTTATCGCGTTGACCCGCTGTTTCCAGCGGCGCAGACTATATCTTCGGCCTTAGCCGTCCTTGCACTTCCAGCGGAAACTCATCCTCCGCCGTACTCCCTCGCGGGATAGTCGTTACACCTTCCGATATGGCTCCCACGCAAAACCTCCAGCCGAGTATGCGCGCAGGCTGATACATTGCAGTATCGCTCTTGCGCTTATACCGGTCTCACGCTCCGCTTCTGTGGCGGAACTATATACCTCAATGATGTCGCCGTCCTCTGTCATCTGAATGACTGGCGTACCTTTTGGTTTGCGCAGGTTGTTATATAAAGCGTGCAGGTTATTATAGCTGTATGTAGTCCATTCCAGATTGCTGACATCGTTGTTTGTCTTATCCCCATCAATATGATTGACCATCGGATACCCATATGGGTTTGGAATGAACGCGGTGGCGACCAGGATATGTACCAGTGCCACATTAGATGTTCCGTCCCGGCGAAGGTTGACGACCATATAGCCGTTACCATCCTTGCCCTTGGTACGGGTCAGCTTCATCTCTCGTCCACGTAGGCGCCTTGGGTTTCCTTTCCTATCTATAACCGTGCGGTCTACACTTCTGACGTGGCCTGAGTTGCTGACTTCATAATACCCTTCATAACCTTGTATCGCTCTCCAGAGCATAAACACACCTCTCTGATCGGCTTGGCACGGTATCGCCTGCTATCCGTTGCCGGACCGTAGGTTCTCTTAGTCAGATGCTTCGTCCTTGGTGATGGCGCATATCTCCCTGTAGGGCTTCATGCGTCGGTCTTATTCATCTGATACCGTTAGCGCCGCTCTAAGCGGCACACCCCTGAGTCATAGGGTTCACAAGAAATGAGCTAATCACTAACCCAAACATGTATGCGGATGCGTCCTCAATGATCTTGAGGAACTGCTTGGCCTCCTCCTCCGCAACCTCTCGCGGATGTTCTGACTTATCGCAGTACCCGTTGAGGATGACTGGCATCCATTCATCGAGGAGTTCCATCTTCTTCTTTGCGATGCCGCGTCGAACAGAGTCCGCCTGGCTTCCGTTCAGACCGCAGATACGCTGCAGGAATTGAATGATATCCTCCTGATAGACAAGATACCCGAGGTTATCCTTCAGAAGCTCGTCAATCAGTTCAGACGGATTGTGGTTCTGTACTCTGGCGAGGAGCTGCTCACGATAGGACGCTCCGGACGGTCTGATACAGGCTGTCACCAGAGACATGTCGAAGATACTGTGGGTCTTGAACTTCTTCAGACTGTCGAACGCGAAGTTACCCTCCATCTGGAAGATACCGACAGGGCTTTTCAGCATGTCCTCCCACACGGCATCGTCGTTCCAGTCAATCTCATGTGTCTTCGGATATGGCCTGTTAAAGTATGAACAGCAGTCGCGGATGACCTGGACGGTCTTGAGTACCAGGAAGTCATACTTGGCAAGCCCAGCCTCGTGTGCTTCGTCCATGTCCAGCATGAGGCAGTTCTCTCCGTCCTTCTCAAATATGCCATAGTTATCTACCAACGTAACAGGGCTGATAACCATGCCGGCAGGGTGGACGGACTGCGAAACTTTTACTCCGAACATACCCTTGACGAACCGGAACAGTTCCGGGTACTTCTTGGTAGTCGGAACCTCACACACCTCGTCGAGGTGTTTCTTGTAGAGCTCGTCCTCAATCATGTCGTACTTGTCCAGAAGAACCTGCACATCTGCGGCGAACTCCTTCTTGATGTCACTGATGCGATCCAAAGACCACGGGTTGTCCTTTGACTCACCGTGTTTCTTCACCCACTCAAACGACAGGTGACGCCCAACGTCATCTATGACGCCACGGCCTTTGATTGTACCGTATGATGCGACACGAGCTGTCTTGTCCGCCCCAAACCTGTTCGTGATGTACTCGAAGATTGCAGGGCGGTCAGCCTTCACAACGTCGATGTCGATGTCTCCAATCTCCACACGATCCTCGTTACAGAATCGAGAGAACACAGTATGCCATGTCTCGGGGTTGAGGTCGATGATGTCTGTCACATATGCGACCCGTGAACCGCCGACAGAACCACGGGCTGTGCCTATGGCCATACCCTGTTCTTTGCACCAGCAAATGAGTTCTGACATGGAACCCATGAACCCCATCATGCCAATCTTGTGGAAGACCGCCATCTCTTCGTCGATTGCGGTGCGGAATGCTTCTACCTGCTCAGGTGGAATCACGCCGCTTGCTACCTTCTCATTGAACATCCTATCGACACGCTCAATGAACTTTTCCTCGTCAGCTTCCTTCGACCCATATAGGATAGGATACTTGATGGATGTATCCACCTCGAAGTTCTCAACCATATCGTCCAAAAGGTTTGTGTTCGCGATTGCTTCCAGGTACACGTCTTCATCCAATGCGCCCTGCTTGACGAACATATCCACCAGCTCATCGTAGGTCTTGAACGTGAGATCGAATGTGTCCTCGTCCCCGTAGGTCTTGCGCTTCGCACCGAGAAGGATCTGCCGGCACTCAGCTTTATACGGAGATGAGCTGTGGGTGTCTGTGCCTGCAATCAGCGGTGTCCCGAGTTCCTTTGACAGGGCAAGCAGCCGCCGGTTGAATGCATACTGCTCTGGATGGTCATGTGCCTGAACCTCAAAGAAGGTGTACTTCTTCGCCAGCTCCATGTACCGTGGATGCGTCACAGGCAGCTTATTGAGCGGGGAGGCGAGACACGCACTGGTAGATATGATGTTGTCTGAGATACCGAGGAACTCGTCAAAGGTGATGCGGTTTGTGTAGTAGAAGTGAGCCTTGTCACAGGACTTCCGAATCAGAAGGTTCAGCTCACGGATACCATCCATGTTTCTGGCGAGCAAAACTGTATGGTAGTTGTCACGAATGCGTTCATTGCCCTCTGTGAACAGGCGCTCTGTCAGGTAAACCTCAACACCATAGATGAACTTAATGCCCATCTTGTCGCAGTAGAGCTTCTTTGAAAGCCAACCACGCGGCAGGCCATGCTCTGTTGACGCGATTGCCTTCTGACCATTCTGCACCGCAAGATCTACATACTCGCTAAACTTTGTGCAACTGTCGAGCAAGCTGTAGTCTGAGTGCATATGGTACGGTATGTATGTGCCTATCGCAACCGCCTCCTTTCTTGGTAAAGCGTTTCGAAAACCTCCCGGCCTTTGTCGGTCGGGCTGTCCTTCGGCTCCAACATTTCATCTTTGTTGCGCACCCAGTACACGTTGGCATACTGCCTGAGCTTCATGATATTCGCATCCTCACGTATGTTGATCTCGGCGTCCAATGCGAATGTCACCGCCACACCCAGCTTGATCAGGATCTTAAACTGGTTGTCGTTCAGGTGGCTTGTCAAAACCGCTCCGGTATTCTGGATGCCCCAGCCGTCTGCCATCATTACGGACTTCGCACCTTCAAACAGGATGATCTCACCCTTCGCACGAATTGGGGCAATGTTATCTGACAAACCGTAGATGGTATCCAGAGTACCAAGAGACTGAAAGTATGTGTACTTCCGAAGGTTCTTTTCCTTATAGTGCGGGTCGAGCGTTCTGCCGCATACGCTGATGATGTTTCCGTTTACATCGCGGATAGGGTACACAAGGCGATCAGAGAACGGGTCATATCTGACCTGGAACTTCGCCATGGATTCCATACTGATACCTTCGCGTTCCCACACGGCGAGCTTCTTTACATCCCACTCGTAGCGGTTCATGTAGTCGCTTTGCAATACAGAGGTTTTGGATTGTTTCTCTTTTTTGTGCCTGACCTGAAACCTTTTCGCGACCGTTGTTGCAGCGAGCCGGCGCGGTGCGCCGGTCTGTTGTTCATCGTCTGTTATCCCAGCGTATTGCTTCAGGATATCGAGACCTTTCAGGAACCCACAGTTGTGATATGCACATATGAAATCCAGAACATTCCCGCCCTTACCGGACGAGAAGTCATAGAACTTCTGCATCTCTGTGTTAATGGAGAATGACGGTGTGCGTTCATCCTTGAGCGGACTGAGACACCAGTATTCGCCGTCCTCTTTTTCCACCGGATCGCAGAACTGAGATATGTATTCCAGGATATCAACACTCTCTACGATCTCGTAAACCTCCACACCGTCACCCCCAAAATTTAATATGGTTCCTGCTGTACGTGCTGCTTTGCCTCTTCATACGAGATCAGGTTCCCGCAGAAGTTCATGTCTATGTATTCGTCTGGAGACATCTGCGGGCCGTTGCGGTTCAGCACGACACGAAGTTTCTTGTTGCCGCACTCAGGCCCGTCTGCCTCGATCTCTTCCGGCAGCTTGTCCTGGATGATTGCGATAGTCGAAGCATTGCGCCCGATCTTTGCGCTGTCTGCGACTCTGCCTGTCGATGTGGCCTGTGCCGCTCCGATCCCGGCGATGTTCATATCACCACAGATCTGGTTCTTGACCATATCGACAAACCTTCCGAGTTCCTGGTAGCTGTCGAAGGCGTCGCCCTCGCCCTTCCCCTTGAAGTAGTCCACAATCAGAACGTCAATACCCTGTGTGTGATTGACCTTCTTCACCGTCGTATAGATGCTTTGTGCGTCAAACATCGGCATATAGAGATGGGTGAAGCTCTTATTCTTCATCCACTTCCTACACTCGTCAAGCCGCCTTGCCTCCTCTGGTGAGTAGTTTCCGCTGCGGACACGGTTAAACTCGATCTTCGCCAGATGTGCCATAAGCCTGCAGGTGAACAGGCGAGAGTTCAGCTCACTGTCTATATACATGACGCGCTTGCCTCTGCTCAGCAAATCAACAGCGCAGTTCAGGAGCATCATGCTCTTACCTTGCTTTGCCTCTGCTGCGAACACCACCAGCTCACCGGGTTCAATGGTCACATACTGATTGAGAGTGGGGAACTTGAAGGGGATACCGGATGTACCGTCCTTCTGCCTTTGACAGATCTGATACCACAGGTCATCTACCACATCCTTATACTGAGGAACCTCTTTGTTTGTGGAGAACTGCATCATCACATCATCGAGGGTGGAGTAGATCTTTTGCTCGATTTCTTTTTCTGTCATACTTTGGCAGATATTCTGACACTCAGACAGCTTCTGGTAAGTAGCGCGGCGGAACGCCATGTTGAGGACAGACTCTGCGGCGAGCCTGTAATCCTCCGGTGTGTTTCTGGCGATCGATGTCGCGGTACTGATGAACTCCTCAACATTCCTCTCGTTCAGGACGCTGTCAACCTTCGCTCTCAGCTTTGGCTGCGACCTTAAGATATTCAGGATGTTGTATGCGTCAACCGTGTGGATGTTGTGCTCTTCGAGTTGCTTAAGTGCGTAGAAAAGCCAGGAGTTCGTTTGGTTTGTAAAATGCCTTGGGTTGAGCTGTTCCACCAAATACACGTAGTCCGGGTGGAAGACCAGAGAGGCAACTACACCGGCCTCACTGTTCAAGTCGCAAATATCATTGACATCCAATGTAATCACCTTCCGTTCGTCTGGAAGAAGCAGCAGTCGCCGCTCTTGTCACAGATATATCTGCACTTCCAGTATTCTATCTTTGGAGACCAGTCTTCGTTCTCGGTGATTGTGTCAATGGTTTTGAGCGCCCATTCCTTTGTTTTTTCAAATTCTTCCTGACGGAAAGGCTCGGAGATCAACTGCCCAGTTCGGAAGCAGTTGAACTCCAGCCTGTCAGGGTATGTATGATAAAGCTGTTCCATCGGAACGCTATACAGGTAAAGCTGTCTCAGATATGAGTCCAGCTCTGCATCTGATACTGTTGGCTTCTTTCTCCCGGATCTTGGCTTCAGCGCCCTGGACTTGTTGTCAAGGATCACAAGTTTGCCGTCGTCCATCGCCACACAGTCGATGATACCTGTGAATGGTTTGTCACCAACGAGGAAGTCAACCTTCTGTTCCACCCCTACCGGCGACAAGTACGGGAAATCAATCTCGCTTAGATAGTCGTAACCCTGATCAAAATAGCTTTTGAATATTCTGTTGCTCGGCGCCTTACCCCTTACGTTCTTACGAAACCCTGACACATATGCGCCTGTCAGCTCTTCTTTCTCCAAAAAACCTCGCAGATACAGTTCAATCAGCTTGTGCATAAAGCTCCCGTAGTCCGAGAAGAACATGGGTTTCTTGTCCGCCTTCTTGATGTAAGAAAGCAAAAACCCATATGGGCACATCTCAAACTGACCGATCCGAGAATAAGACCATGTGAAATCCGAAATGATATTCGAGTAGTTCACAAGTCTTCACCAGGTCTCTTAGAACGGCAGGCCGTCCTGATCGTCAACCTCACCGTCGTCCACGGAGAAAGCAGTCTTTTTCTTGCTGCCGCCAGACTTCGCGGCGGTATTCCCGGAAGTGTTGCTGTCAGCCATCTCAAAGTCGAAGACCTTGTAGTTGACATACTCCTTCTGCTGCTCCTTGTTGTACGTGGTACCCACGTCGCACTCCAGAATCCTGATCCGGTCTTTGGCCTTCAGGCTCTTGGCCGCCTCATGCGCCTTCCCGATGAAGGTGCAGAAGCCGGAGAAGTCCTGCTCATACTCACCGGTCATCTTGTTCTTGCGACTGGATGACAGGCGAACTCGTGTGGTGTTGCCGGACTTACTCGGCTCAGTTGACCACACAGACATGTAGTTCCCTACGCGAAATCCCATAGTACCAACCTTCCTTATGTAATACTTATTTCACGCCGAGCTCCTGCTTCAGCGCCTCGAACAGCTCGGACGCCTGAGCGGAAGTCTCTACGGCGTAGTAGTTCGCGCTCGGCTTGCCGTTCTCGCGAACATACTTCTTGGTCAACGTGATGACCTTCGGTTTGTCGTCAGGGTGTTGCGACAGATGGGCGGTCACCAGCCCATGGATCTGCTCCACGATCTTCCCGGCGATTGCGCGGTCTTCCTCGCCTTCAGCAAACCTCTGCTTGCTTCGCCAGTCGTCCGGGTCTTCGCCATCCAGCGTTGCGATCTGGAAGAACTGCATCAGGAACTGACGCAGGCCGTAGGTCAGACCGCTGCCGACTGCTTGTGCAGGGTCGGCTTGGCTCCCTGCGATGAACCATGGCACATCGATCCTCTCGGTCGGGTCATCATCATTCACCCAGGTGTATACGATGCCGGCCTTCGCCGTGAACTCATTGTTCTTCTCCTCGTACTGCTGGCCGTCTTTGGTGAACTTGGTCTTGCAGTATGTGTACGGCTCGACGGACTCAGAGCCCGGAACGATGCTGGGGATCAGAGACACATTGTACTTGTTCATGCCGGCCGTGACCCTCGCCAGAATCTCGTCGATGGAGGTGTACTTGTAGTTGAACCCTTTCCGGTTCTTCTGGATCACCTCTGTCATCTTGCGGATCTTGGACAGCTTCTGTTGGAGGTTCAAAACTTCTTCTGCCATACTCGGTTCTCCTGTTACTCCACGGCGAGCAGCGACTTGAAGTTGGAGATCACCTTGTCGTTCTTGGCCTTTGCCTCGGCCAAGCCGCTCTTCGTAGTAGCAAGCTCCCTCTCATACTCGTCGATTTCGCCCATGGTCTCGCTGATGTTCTGGCTGATCTTCCCAAGCTCGTCAATCGTGTTGGTGACGAGAGACACCGCACGGTCAAACTGAGCGTTGAACTGATTCAGCCGGTTCTTCTTCTGCGCCAAGATATCCATTGGCGCCTGCTGAGGTGTTGCCTGCTTCTTGAAAGCCATGTTGTTTCCTCCTTTTTAATCTTGTTTTGCTTCTTGTATGTACGTAGCGGCCTCATCAGCCACATGAAGCAACCATGCCAGTGGGAACTGCTCATATGTCTGGCCGACATTCTCGTTATCGAATGCGCCCATATGGCAGTTGATCGCGGCGGCCTCCTCCGGTGTGAGCTTAATGAAATTCTGAACAATGAACACCGATTTGCTGCCGTGACCGCCGAAGCAGAACTTTTCCTTGATGGCGTAGGAATCGTAGCTTTCCCACCTACCCTCGCTGTTCTTCCGATTCCGCTTTTCGGTCACATAGAAATTGACCTTACAGAGATCATGGAACAGCGCGATAATCGCTGCCGTTTCCTCGGACGCCTGGATCTGTTGGTACGCTGCGAGCAAACGCTTCAGCTCATCGTAGACGTTGAGTGAATGCTCCAACAGACCACCCTGGTAACTGCCGTGGTATCTCCTGCTTGCCGGCGCTGTGTAGAAGTCACTGCTTTCCAGCCAGTCCATCAGGCCGTCTACGCCTTCTCTGTGGATCGCGCTGCACAGCGAGAGAAACCTTTCTTTCTCGTTCAATGGAACCACCCCTTTCATTCCGCGTACTCCCATGGATAGATAGGAATACTGCATTGATAGTTGATAGTGCCCATTTCAAGGCACTTATAGAGGGCGTCAGAATCAAACATTTTGAAAAATTTAACGCCCGGTCAACAGCTCTCGCTGGTGAACCCCTTATAGGTGGATGTATTTATCTTCCAAAACTTTAGGGTTCCTGTCCCTCCCGAGCTTGACGAACTTGCCGTCTTTCAGCTCGTAGAGGAAGTAGTATTCCCTGGATGGCTTCGATGTTGTGATGTAGCGAAGGTTGCCGTCCTTGTCGTAGTGGCCGACCCATACAATCTCTCCCTTTGGATACACATACTCCATACTCTCGCCTCAAATAATGGTGTTGATAGAGCAAAAGAAAAGAGCCAGCCAGCACGGCTGTCTCTTTCCTGCCTGTTAGGTGAACACTGCTTTCCAGCAAGCGTAGTCATCAAACAGATCCCGCCTCAATATCCCTGCCACCTTGCTCCTTGTATAGTTCGTGTGGTAGGTGCTTCCCATCTTACTGATATGGTCAGCTATCAGTGTATCAAAGTTGACTGGGTCTCCCATACGTTCCGCCTCGTATACTCTGTAGAACACACCAGACAGGCGGAGCTTGCCGTATGTCAGCTCAACATCATGCGCCTTGAACGCCTTTTGGATGATACTTTTCACCGTGTTCAGCTTGACCTGTTCTGATCTGATACCACGCATCAGATACTCTCCGGCGCACCTGTTTCTGGTCTGCTTGTAACGCGGGTGTTCATAGACGAACTCTGTCGCGTCACATGCCATGCGGAACGCTGGTATCGCTTCACGGTACAGCTCATAGGACTTGCCGCCATGCTCAATCAACATAGAGGAGAAGTCCACTTCGCTGACCTTGATGTCAAGTGCGTCCTCTTCTGCGATGCCGGCGAACGCCATCCATAGGTAGCACCTGTAGATACAGTCAACCGTGTTGCTCTCAACAGGCTGGAACACCTTGTCCAATGTCGCCTGGAGATGCCTCGGAGATGAAACCATACGGCGCCTTATCTTTTCGTCCATCTGAGACTGCACATCGTAGATAGCGTCACATGTCTCATATCCGTTGTCCTTACACCACACGACGTATGAACGGAGGAAGGCGACATACGAATCCATAGACCTCGTTCTTGCACCGAAGTTCCCGTTTATGATCTCCTGCACGGTCTCCAGAGGAAGCTCGCAGAAGTCGGTGCCGGCCGCCTCCTCATACCTCCCTGTTGTCCGGAACACAGAACGTCCAAAGTCTGACGAACTCCGCGTGCTTTCGATGAACTGTACCTTGCGCTCTTCGTTATACATACCCGTCCTCCTCATGCCACACTGTTCAGTCTGACAGACTTGCGCCAGACATCAATCAGCTCGGCTTCGTCCAGGAAGGAGATCGCTGCCGTGGCGATCAGACTTGCCATGGCGATCTGCTTCATGTACTTGTCGGACAGTTTAGTGATGAAGCTGCCGATACGTGTCTTGGACATCTTCTCTGGATTCTCGCATAGCACCATGCTGTCTTTTGGAAGCCCAGACTCTGATGATGCAACCAGGACATGGGTAGGTTGGCCTGTCTTCTTCATGACCTTAGTCATAGGGAGCGCAATCACATTAGGGCTGTGTGCGTTGCCAACATTGTTCTGGAAGACCACACCAGGTCTCCACCCGCTCTGCTCGTTCCCGACCCCTTCAAATTTCATGTAGTATACTTCCCCGATCAGTGGGGACACACATGCTTGACGAGTCTCGCTCATAACTCAGTACCTCGCTATAGTTTTTTAGGTTGGCCTGATTATATCATATGGGCGCAGTTTTGTCAACACTTTTTTTTGAAGAATTTCCGAGAAAATTTTCAAGCACATTTTAGGGTGAATCTTACCGGTATAGGCTCCCCATCCATAGAATAATCACCACATACGAAGATATAAACCTGGTAACCATCCATTTTCCCTTTCTTCTTGATAGCCTGAATGTGGGTAAGACACAGGAAGTCAACACCATTTTTCAGAGCGATATAGGGGGACGCCGACAGGATCACGGACGCATGGCTGAACTGGGTAGAGAAGGCGAGTGGGGTAAGCGGGTCGTCGTATTCCAGCATGAACCGGCTATACGTACCGATTTCATTGCGAAACTTCCCGAGAGACAGGTTTGATTTCATTGTTTACCTCCAAAAAGGAACTTGACATACATGGTGTTTTGTGCTACTCTGTGAATGTAACATTCTGTTGATGTAGCAAACAATAACACAAACACTCTGTTATGTCAAGGCAAATTTTTCGGAGGTAGCTATGGACTTCAAAGAAAACCTGAAAGCCATCAGGATGGATAGGGGCATGACGCAAAGGTCTCTGGGTGTAAGCCTTGGCGTGACTCCAGTTACGATTGGCAACTGGGAGAGAGGGACGAGACAGCCATCCTTTGACCTGCTTGTCCGCCTTGCAGAAACTCTTAAAACGAGTACCGACGAACTGCTTGGCAGGTACGCCGGCAAGATACTGAGTCTTGAGGCAGAAGCTATAGCGCGCAAGTATGCATCGCTTGACGCACACGGCCGCAGCTTAGTCGATACTGTATGCACAATGGAGTATGAGCGAGTACAACATGGTGCGAAAGTTATCAGACTGCCGTCCCGTGATGAATCTCAGCATGTGTCGCGGCACAGGTTCCTTCCCAAATACTTGTCCCCTCCGGCGGCAGGCTTTGGTGTGCCGCTCGAAGGGGATGACTTTGAGATGATTCTTGTAGATGACAACACACCAGATGATGCCGATTACGCGGTCTGCATCTCTGGTGACAGCATGGAGCCGTATATCTCAGATGGCGATATGGTGTTTGTGATGGAGACCAACGAGCTGGATGATGGAGATGTCGGCATCTTCTGTGTGAACGGAGAGATGTACTGCAAGCAGTATCATGTCGATGACGACGGAACCCTGCACCTCCTGTCTGCAAATCCGGACAGGGAGAGTGCAAGTTTCCATATCTCACCAGACAGTGGGTACAGTGTGCAGTGCTGCGGGAAAGTCCTTCTGGACTTCTGTGTCCCTCTCCCTGACTAACGCCTGTTCAAATAGGCGTGAGCAACCGCCGCACGGTACAGAGCTTCCGTTTCAAAGTTCATCGGGAAAACATGAACCTCGTCGCCGTGTTCGCACCGTTCAATCCACGCTTTACGTCGTTCAATTTCAGCGATTCGTTCTTTCGCCTTATCTTCGACGGCCTTCCATTTCCTTTCCATTTCCTTCGGGTCAACCCACTCTGGGCATTTACCACCTATGAGTTTGAGATATGATGGGTTGTTGAACAGTTCGGTGGCGTCATAATACCTCCAACCTTCTCGGATGGATATCTCACGAACAGCCATCTTTCTTTCATGTTCCCCGTGCGGTATATACCCGCACATACGCTCAAACTCCATACGCTCCGCGCGGTCGGCACTTGTAGCCATACGTTCCAGCATACGCTGCCTCTCTCTATTGAAGCCGCAAGATGCTATATACTTCTGCTCTGCGGCAAGACCTACTGTCTCTTTCGCAGCTCTCCCGGCTATATACCCACCGCCTGCAAGCATCCACAAAAATTCAGATAGCACGAACCTTCACCTCGGGTTACCTTTCGTTACGCAACAGCTTCGCTGATGCTTTCCTTCGCCTCGTCAATCTTATCCAGGGCATCCTCCAGATTGTCGATCGCATTTTCCATACTCTCATACCGTTCACTATTCTGGAGATTCTCTGGGAGATTGTCGAGACAATCCTGTTCCTCATCACGCGCATCAGATATCAGGCTGATGGCGCGGTCAAGGAGACTTGTCGCTTCTTTGAGCGAAGACCGTCTTCCCTTATTCATCTTAATCCTCCCAAACATGCTTGACGCAGACATAGATCGCGACCTCACCGGACTTGGTCTGGTTCACAGAGAACACATCCACATATTGCAGGATGTCTACGAACCTGACCATATCATCGCCATGCAGGTCTACACTCGGGACCTCCACAGAAAAGCTCGCATGGACAGACTCCGGGCGCACATCGAGGTTCTTTACCTCCACGTCGTTATCGTCTGCGAGCCAGCAGAAGAAATCATACACCTTGTTGAACTTCTCCATGTTCGTCTGGTTCACGACGCCACGGCCGCCGGCCACGGCTTCGTTCACACATTCTGAGAGATCCCTGACGTACTCACGCGGCGCGTTCCCATACACATCTGACATTACATTTACCTCCGTAGTTGTTCTTAAGATATTATACTTGATATGTAAAAATTTTTCAACCTTATATCAGGCAATCACAGAACATCTGACATCAAGCCTGACCTTCGCTCCAGGAACCAGCATCGCCAAGATGGAATTTACTACCGCTTCCGCATTGATGGCACCCTGGAAACTCATGCTGAAGTCCGTCATCTCCATACCGGAAGATGACGGCTTCGCTTTACTCATATCAAGCTGACAGATAAGCGGAGCCTGAACAACATCCTGTGGTTCTTCAGCGGCAGGCGGAGGAGGCGCCTCAACCTCTGCCTCGACTTCATTAAGGAACAGACGTTCAAACTCCTCGCGCCGATCCTTCGGCATCTTCTTCCCTGGGGAGAACTTGATCCCGATCTCCTCTGAGCTGCAATGCTTCGTCACGGTAGGAGCGCCGATTCCAAACAGCCTTGCGAGATCGGATGCGGTCGTTGAGTATTTCCGAATCATATCCAGCAGGTACTCCTTTTGGATCTGAACCGGCATCTTCTTGAACTCCTCCCATGGCATAGGCTTCCCAAGCTGATATGTCACAGATTCACCACACCTTTCTAACCATTGTTTCCGTGTCATATGGTCTGTTGACATAGGACACTTCTTACTTTTACTACCGGACTTCCTATGGAAAGCCTGTCGTGCAAGGCGCTTGCGCTGCATGACTTCGTAGTCAAAGTCATTCATACCGCACCTCCTATAACTCGTAGCTGTAAGTATGATTCCCCAGATTGTCGGGAGGCGCGCCTTCGAGTTTCTTCGGATCGAAGTCGTCGTAGACGATACGTGCGTAGCACGCCTGCATCTTGCCGGCCATGAAGAACTTCTGCCACAGGTCTTCGTCGCTTTCACCGTGGCCGCTGAGCCAAAAGATCTGGTCAGGATACTTTGCGGACAG